TAATAATAATTTATGTTTTATTTAAAAGGATAAAGCAGTGTTTTGTACAAATGAACTGTTATTAATGTATATACCTTGAGGATGCATACTATTCTTAAATAGTATTTGTTTTATAGTTAAAGGTTTAATGTATTCTAATGTAAACACTGAACCAGAAGGTATAGTTGTGGTTAAAAGTAAGTTTGTTGTCTTTTTATAATTAACTGCTCTTTGTATTAGACTTGTATTAGTTTCAATGGTTGGTGCAATTGAATAATTAGTAGAAGTACTATTAATGGTTGTAGTTATTAATACATCATTGTAATTAATAAGAGATATAGGATTACCAGTTGATGTTAATGATAAACTTGTTGCTTTAAGTTTAGTTGTATCTATATAGTTATAGTTAATAAGAAATCTACCAATTGGATGAGGTATTAACCAATGTTCTGTCTTTAATAACTTATGTTTTATTGGTGTTTTCTTATATATCTTTGGTAATATTCTGGGTGTCCATTCCCAATATTCAACTGTATAACATGAGCCTTCTCCCCATCCTATAGTTGGTATTAAACCTAATCTAACTTGATTCTTATATATACCTTCCCAAGGTATGTAGTAAGTAAATGGTTTAGGTATATAACCTGTATCATTTCTAATTTCTGCTGGCGGTTTTATAACTAAGTAATATCTATTAGCTAAGTATATTGGTTTAGTTATTAAACTTAATTCATTATCAGGTGTAACTGGATTGGGTAAAGGTATTGTTGGATCTATATCATCCTCTATAAATGATTCTAAGGAGAATATAATAGGCGTTCTAATAGTACTAGTCATTATTAAAATGTTCTATATTTAAGTTGTTGTTTATGATGTTCTAATCTATTTATAGAGCTTCCTGTTACTATCTTTCTAGGAGTATTTATATTTACTAATCTTGGTGCTTTTAATTCAATCTTATTAATTAAGTTACAGTTAGAACCATAAGTATAAGCTTCAAATATTGATACTGCTAATGCATCAGGTAAATCTTTAGTTCCATAGGGGTGAACAATTTGACCATTATCTTTAATAACAAGTGATGGTAAATCTGTTTTAATAAGTGCTGTCCAAGGACTATCTCTAGGAAATAATACATCTTTTCTTTGTATTAATTGTTTTAATAAGTTGTAATAAGATAGTTGTTTCTCTCTACTAAAAGAAACAATCTTTGTGTTTAAGCCTCTACTATATAAGTTTTGATTTAATGATGATGAGTTAAAACCATCAAAAGAGATGGACATTATGTTCATGTATTGACTTATATATATAAGTATTTCTTCAATGTTTATATAAGATACTTCTCTAAACTTACCTTTATCATCTATACCTGGTGTCCAGCAAGCAACTCCTATTACTTCTATTTGTCCTTTATTATTAATAGTTGTTATAGACATTGCTGTAGCATCCTTTTTAAGGCTTGTATCTACATGTATAAAACAAGCTGTATTAATGTTAGATATTCTTGCTATTCTAATACCTTTATAGTATCTATCATCTATGTCTAAGTTGTATTCAATTGCATCTATTGATGATTGTATTGTACATAAACTATCTAATAAGTCTGCTTCTAAAAAGGAGTTTTCATTGCTACTTCTTATATTTTCATACTCTAATCTAGCTCTTTTTGGTTCAGATGAATAGTCAGATATAATGTCTGGACTACTCCTAGTAATGTTAGGATTAACATCAAAACATGTTAGTTCTAATATAAGTGAATAGGGATCTCCTGCTGCTCTATGCTTTAAACTTACCATTGGATCTGTAAATGACCATGCAGATGATACCACTATCTTTTTACCAGCACCTTTAAATCTGTTTAATCCTCTCCCAATATTTTCATAAATGTTTAGTCCTGTATTAATACCATCAGCAGTTGTTTCAAAACGTGCCATTTCATCAATGAATAACAGTTTTAGGTTGTAACCTACTAAAGCTTTAGAGTTAGTATGTTTGGCATATAAAGATACAAACTTATCAGGACATCTAATCTCATCTGCTAATACTACTATTTTCTTTTTCTTAATTAAAGATTTAAAGAAGTTACTATTCTCTAAGAAGGACTTAATAGCTTTAAAACTTGTTTCTAATACTTGACTTTCTGTTTGTGCAATGGCAAATAATGCTATAGGTGTAAAGGACATTAAGCCATAATGTAAGCCTGGATCTGGTAAAGATATAAGTTTGTAAAACTCATATAAACATATAATTGAACTCATTGATGACTTGCTACTATTGTGACTAACAATAGAGTTACCAATGATGTGTGTATCATCAACCTCAAACCCAATGATGTTTTTATATCCAATAGCTTTAACTTTGGTTACTTCTTCCCATTCAATAGAGTAATTAGTATTAGCTTGGTCAAAGGTTAAGTTATTTAAAACACCTACTTTATCTTTCTTATTTAAGTCTTTAACCTGTATCCAACAAGTACCAAATGCAGTCTTTACAAGATAAGGATGATTATCAGTAACTTCTTCTGTTTTACCTGATTTAAGTGTTATACTATAAGACTTTTGTAATCCTTGGTCCCATGTTGTAAATTTGTTAGTGGGATATACTTTATAGGTAGTTGGATCTAATGTGTAGATGTATATATCTTCATCTTTTCTTGCATGTAATTCTTTATATGTAATAGTGCCTACAGAGGTAATTATAGTTGATGTTTCAACTGGACAGCCTCTACCAGCTTCTAAGATTAAGTTAGTATAAGTTCTACCTTCCATCCAGTTAGTTTTACCTTGCTCTTTCCATATATTTAATATATCTATATGTACTTGTTCTAATGGCTCATTATATATTGCCTTTAATATAGCTTCTTGTGTGGGCCATAACTTAGTTGTACTGTCATTAAATAGTATAGAATTAGCAAAGGTAACAATGTCTATATTGCTACCTTGTGGTGTGTTTATTGAGGCTTCTGTTAAATCTGTTAATAGATCATTTAAAAAGTCTTTAGTTGTATATTCTAATTGTGGTCTGCCCATTTTATATTGTTATGTTTAGATTAAGTTGATCATCAACTGTAGATAAAGGATTACCTGTTAATTTAGCTACTTGTATCTTACTGTAATTAGTTGGACATAATAGTAGAAAATTATTATTAACAAGTTTTGTTCTAGTGTTTGTACTGTTAATAGTTATTGGTACATTATTATTATTTTGTAAGTATAAATAAACAATAGATGTTGGTTGTATTATTTCTATTAATCCTGATTTAATTTCAATAAATGAGATGGGTTTAATAGGTTTTGATACTAAGTTGTAGAATAAAGATTGTTGTGTTGTATTGTTAATACTAATAGTACTTATAATCTCTTTATTAAGAGTAATCTTACTATCTGTATAAGGAGTTGTTATTGCATTTCTAGATACAAATAACATGTATAAATTAGAAGTTGTTTTTAAATAAACAATGATAGGGCCATATTTAAATAGATTGTTATCAGCTTTAAATACTTTATTAGTTCTTTCAACTTGTAATGTATTACCTCCTAAATCAAATATTTTATATGGTCCTTTTATATTTTCAATTGAAGGTGATATTGGATTTACATAATAGGTAGTTTGAGGATGTTTAAAGAACTTAAACCTATCCCAACTCTTTAAATTAATCCAGGTACTATCTATGCTAGTAATAGCTTCATCAATGTCATTGTATGTGTTATTACTATCTTTTATAATCTCTCTAGCCATTATCCACTGCCTAATCTTATGTTGAAGGTGTATTGTAATGTAGCTGGTGGGACTATTGTAATAGGACTGTTACTAATTGGTTTAACAAGTAATGGTGTTCCTTGTACATTACCTCTATTGTTAAAGTTTAAATCTGTTGCTCCTAATATTAATGCATTAAATACATAACAGATATGTGTAGCATTAGTAATAGCAGTTGTAAATGTAATAGGTGCTACTACTTTAGCAAAGACTTGATTACCAATTGTTTCTTCTTCTACTGTTAATGTTGGGAATATAAATCTTTTATAAGTTCCTTGTAATTCATACTTAACAATGTCTGTCATTGTAATAGCATCTAATGCCTGTAGTTGTGATAAGTTGGGGCTAGTGCCACCATATATAGGAGCATTGATAAGTATTGCAACTGCATCAGTTGTTATTTGATCTGCTAAATACTTTCTTGATTGTAATGTGTATCTCATAGTGTTTATTATTGTTTTATTAACTTGTTGTTAGTAGTAAGTTTATATCATCTGTATTAGTTAGTTTAATACCTATAAATAAGTTATTAAAATCAGAGTCTATTACTAAAATAGATGATTTAGTAGGTGTTTTAAATGTGGATGTTGGTGCATATATAGATTGAAATAATATGTCTGTATTAAATAGTTTATATACAAATAATAACTGTCCTGTTGGTGTAGTTGAAGTGCCAAAGTATGTACCTTCAAAGTTAGGATCTTCATATGTATATCCTGAGTAACAAGAGTCTTGTGTTATAGGTAATTCTACAGGATATAAGTTATATAATGTTGGCGGTCTTAGAGCTAACCAATCACTGTTGTTGTAATAAAATAAAGTAAAATCAGATGATATGTAGTTAGAATAGTTAGTTACATTATCTGTTAATGGTAAATAATAGTAGTTCATATTGTTTTATAAAGGTCTAAACTCAAATTTGGTAGCTGGATCATCTAGAGGAACAGCATAATATATTTTATTATTTATATTAAATGTACCATACAGTTTATTAATACCATCAATGTTTAATCTTGTATTTCCAACATAGTTTACTACAGTTAAATTGTTTACACTATCTATATTTGTTACATAGGGTTTTATTTGAGCAGCAGTAGGTGAGGTATTTTTACTAATTACTCCAAAATATAACTTTGAATATCTAGTTGCATCACTTACATCTTTTATCTGATTTGTAATACTTGTAGGATTAAACTCAGGTAAATTAGTAGGAGTAGTTATTCTAGGTTTTCTTATTGGAGACGGATCAAAAGATATATTTACATTCAAATAATTGTTTATAGAAGTGCTCCCTATTAAATCAGAAGAACTTATATTGTTTTTTATAGCAATTAATCCTCCTTGAATAGACTCTTTTTTAAGGAGATTATTAATTACATTTAAACTCTGTGTATCTAGATTATCTTTTATAATTGCTTGATTTAATGTAGAACCTGAATAAGATTTAATATTATCTACAAGATTATTTATAGTATTTAAAGCAATAACATCATTTGTTAATGTGGCAGCTTTAGTAGTATTAAGTATTCCTTCAAAGGTTGATTGAGATAGCTCATTGTTGGCAACTTTTTGACTTAAGTAGCTTTGTATATTAGCTAAGTTATTATTAGTTATTTGTCCTAAACTACTTAAATTCTGAAAGTTATTTTTTATATAATTTGTTCCTATAGTTTTGTAATCTTCTATTTTATTTAGATAATCATTTAAGTTTGTTGATTCTATATTTGCAGAATTACTATTAAAATTTATACTTGATAAGTTATTGTTTAAAGATATTGCACCATTTGTTATGGATTTATTTAGAGTGTTTAAAGCATAATTTATATTATCTTTATTTAGTATATTAGAAGTCTCTTTTAACAAATAACTATCTAAATTACCTAATGAATAGTTAGCTAAAAAGCCGCCAACTTGATTAGCATTACTTTGATTTATATAAGAATTTAATTTATCTAAACCCTGCTTGGATAGAGTTTTACTTGCATTTATTAAACTTTCTGCTGTTTGTTTAGTTATCTTATTTTGTTCTTGTAGTTGTAAAATACCAAGCTCTGTTATCTTTTGAGATACAGTATTATTTAAAGTGGGACTGCTATTCTGAAAGTATTTTAAGTTTGTAGTACTTAAACCTGCAACAAGATTTTTATCTTCTAAAATCTTATCAATTTTTTGATCTATTTTTATATTAAGAATTCTATTTTTTAATAGATCACCTACACCTAGAAAATAGATTGGAGGTTTTACTTCTTTAAATAAATTAGATATTTCATCAGCAGAAGTCTGAGAAATATTATTTGCTTTATTTACTATTTCAGTTAAAAAGTCAGCTTTAGCTTTAGATATTACTCCTGCTGCAAGTAGTTTACTTATTGTATCTATATAAGACTGTTTTGTTGTGGAATCAATAGAAGTTAAAGGTGATTGAGTATTTGTAGTATTAGATTTCTTATCACTCTTTACAACTGTTTTACACTTGTTACTGCCAAAGTTGTTACTGCCAAAGTCTACAATTTCAAACCTTAACAAGTAATAGTTTCTATCTTGTCTTATATATACCTGTTCAAACTCCTTTATATATCCTTTGAAGGATATATTTGAACTACTATCTCTAAATGCAGTTGATGTACTTTGTTTTGGTATAAAACTACCATCAGAGGTGTATATAGTTACTTGTACAAGTGCTTTATTATTAACAGCAAAGTCATATAACTCTGATGCTGATGTAAAACTATCTTGGCCTTGTTCTACATTAGATTGACCAATACCAACAGAGTTTTCCCAATTAGCTGCTGATAATAAATTAGTACCATCATAACCAGTAAACATACCAGACATTGATACTGTTAAAGACTCAACACCTAAGTTTTGATAGATAGGAAAGAAGCCTGGTATCTTTAGTTTAGATATGTTTATATTGGCTTTTATTTGTAGTCCTGGTAGTTGTAAAGGATTAGATCTACCGGGATGTTTAGATTCAATTGATGGTGGTAATAACATGTTAAATGTCTTACCATTAGCTATTAACTTAACTTTATATGTTGGTTGATTGTAACCTAATCTAGGTGTTGTATCACCTGAATCACCTTCTTGTGGTGTTACTACTATAGGCCCTCTAACAGTACCTGATGTATTAAAAGGTTTTGTACTTACTACTATAGGCTTATCCATTAACATAACATTTATATCCTTTTACTATAGGTTTATTATCTGATTGTGTAGCTAAATCTATTCTAATTGTAAGGTAGTTTCTAGTAGCTTGTGTTGTATTACCAATACTATTAATAATCCTTGTAAGGGGTGTTAAGTCTTTGTTATATGTGTATTTATAAGTATTATCATTACCATCAATTAAGTACTTTATAGGTATAGTTAGTTCTTCCCAAGTATAACCTTCATTAGAAGATATATATACCTTTACAAAAGTAGAATCAAATATAATTGCATCTAATTCTAAATACACATTACTATAACTAAAGTTAGTTCTAATTGTCTTTGATATATAAGTTGATTTTGTTTTATTAGTACTAATAAGTATAGGACTAACAATAGAATACTTATCAATATCTAATGTTATATTTGCTTCATTTGTTAAGTTTACAGGAGCTAAATTTGTATATTCAATGTTATTAATCTTAAACTTACCAGGGTAGTAAATACTATCAAACTTGTCTATATTATCTTTAACTGTAATTGTTATTGGTGCTTTTGTTGTTGTGTATATAGGTTTATATAGTTCAAACTTTAAATCTTTATTTAAAAAGGAACATACTTCAATTGGTAATGGAAAGATTAAACCTGTTTTTCTTCTCTCAGGTAAATTAGTGTTTCCTTCAATTGGTGGTGGATAGATTAAACCTGTTGCTCTTCTTTCTTGTATTTGATTGTTTGTATAAGAGAATAAATTACTATTAGTTAAAGTTGAAGTATTAGATATAAATAAATCAATAGAAGAATTAATAGATGTTATAACAAGTGCATATTGACCTTTAGATAATGTAATAGGAAAGTCAAATACAAAATCAGTTGATACTAAGCCTGTATTAGAGGTCTTTATATTATTATTGTTTATAATAGCTTGTCCAATTACTTCTTGAGGCTGGTTATTTACATACTTTGTTATAAGCACTTTAATAAGAGGATTAGTAGTTGTAACCTTTCTAATGTATAATGATCCTTCTACTATTGTTGTATTATCACTGTCTATATTAAATGTTTGACCTACATAAGTATTGTCAATTGAATAGGTGGTATCTTGTAATGATGAAGTAGCATATGATGTACTATTTTGTACTGTTATTATGTCATTAATAGATGATCCAGTTGGTAATGAAAAGGAGAACTTAGCAAAGCCCTTATTATCGGTTGTTATGATAGTTGATATTAATTTACTACCAATTGTTAGAGTAAAGTTAGATGAGTTTGCTGTTAATCCATATACCTCAGCATTGATTATTGTTTGAGTTAATAGTGTTGTTACATCACTTGTTGTTTTATATATACTTGTGTCTAACTTTACTGGCCCTAACTTTAATACTCCTCTTGTAGATACACCAGTTGATATAAATGAATCACTTGTTAGTTGTGATATAAGTGGTGTTTTAGTATAATTTTGAATGATTATGTTAGGACTATTATTAACTATTTTAGTGTTAGTAGTTGTTCCATTGTTAATACTTACATCTCTTGTTATTCTACTAAACTTATTAATTATAAGATTGCCTTGTTCTATGTCACAATCAAATAATATGCTACTTGTATCAGCATTGTTTTTATTATTAAAACTATCAGTTATTAGATTAGATGTTGTGTCTATAGGCTTTAATAAAGCTGTTTCCAATAAATAATCCCTAATACCATCTAATCCTTTTTCTAAGTAATTTATATCACTATTTTTAATTTGTTTATTATATAAATTAGGTTGCCATTTGTTATCTTTATATACTCCTATATCTAACATGTTATTAGGATCTAATTGCACTTGTATTGGTAGGACTGTTATTGCTTTATCTTGAATAATAACTCTATAGTTAGTTAAATTAGTATTAATTGCAGTGTGATAAGGAAAGTTTATTCTTTCACCTTTTATATAAGCAACACCTGGAGTTATACAACTATTAGTATATATAAGACCTCTACTAATAAAATTGCCATATATCTCATACATTGTTTGTCTTACATAATCATTTGATAATGATTTAGTTAAAAGATTTATAGAGGTATTATTAACTTGTAATAAAGGATATCCTATAGAATTAGTATTAAAAGAATAGGAATATATGTATTTATTATCCTGTTTTGTTATGTTTACTTGTAAATAAATAATATAGGAAGAACTAGTAGTTGTAATTGTTACTTGATCTGTTTCTATTATGATTGGATAGTTATTTAATAGTATTCTAGCTGAAGATAAAGTAATAGAAGTAGAAGGTGTAAAAGATATAACTTTTAATCCAGATAACACTTCATAAGTATGAAAGTTACTATTAGTATAGTTATTAATAGGATTAATAACTATATCTTGTATATCTTCAAATTCTTTAGCTTGTGGAGGTCTTTCTCTTATAGCTACAGGTAATAACTTTAAATAAGTAGAATTATATCTATTACTTTTATAGTTAGATAAATTGGGGATTGACATATATGTATTTAATAGTTAAAGGTTGTGTTGTATCACTTGATATCATATCTATTCTATATTTAGATCCAATACCAGCAGTTGTATAACTAACTGTATATATACTTTCATATAAGTTAATAGATTCATCTACTAAGGATGTTGTAGTTAAAGCACATACTTTCCAGAGTTCATTTGTTGTTTGTTGTGAGTGATATACTGTTAAATTAGAGCTAGTTGTGTTTATATATCCAACTTTAATTGTTACTGTTGAATAGTTATTACCATGTGAAATGTAATTTGATACTAAAGTACTACTAGAGTTGTTTGAATATAAACTAATAGAAGAACCTTTTATTAATAATAAAGGACTTATATTTAAATTATTAGTAAATAAAGTGGCTCTAATTGACAATACATTAGCTTTTGCTATTAATTGAGTATGTCTATTAGGAATAAATTCTTTCCAAATCCCATCTTCTATTGCATATTCATAAGTTATAGAAGTTAAAGGAGGTATTATATCTCTAGTATTTAAAGCAAATGATGATATTAGATTTACTTTATATGTTCCTAGATTGACTGTCTTAGTATTATTTGTAAATGTATCTCTATTTAATGTGTACGTTAAGTCATAATCAGTAAGTTGTAGTGTATTTATACTGTCACTTGAATAGTATAAGCAACCATTACTAAAAAGTTGATTACCAAAGTAACTGTTTGTATTTAAATCTAAATCATTAATCTTAGCAACAGAGAATGAAAAACCTGTTTGTGGCGATTTAAGTGCAATTATATATTCTTTATCTCTTTCAATAAGAGCAGGAACTAAAAACTTAATTGTTATCTTATTATCTAGAAATAATGTTAACTCACCATAACTAATGATATTTCTATCACTATCTAATAACAATACAGTTAACTCAGATGGTACTGTTGGTACATCATTAGTATTTAATACAATATTACTTAAAAAGTAATAATCAGTTGCTATAAATGTTTGTTCTAAGTTATAAGTAGAGGGCTCTTCTAATATATATGGTGGGGTTACTGCTCCCCTTACTTCTTTGTTTGTAGCATCAAATATTACATGGTTTAATACATTGTTATAAACACTAAATTTACTCTTAATTGAATAGTTTATATTTTTAACTTCTATTGTATGTGTACCAGTTGATAAGTTATTTGGAAATAATACTCTAACTGTTGCTTTACCTGCATTATTTGATTTAAAAGAGTTTGTAACTAATCCTGCTAATGTACCATTTAACAGTACTAATGCTGTTTGTACAGGAACATTATCAATTAACACTTTATAGTTAGTAGATACAGGATCTAAATCAGATAAGTATAAATCAATTGATAAGTTGTTTAAGGTTGTTACATTACTTGATATATAGTTCTCAGACTCTTGATCATATGAGTTTGAATTAAATGCATTATTAGTTTTAATACTTTCTTCTAAACTGTTTGATAGAAGACCAAATAGACTTTGATTGTTTATATTAATTCTATTGTTTATCTTACCAACTGAAGTGTAAAAACTATTAGAAGGATTAGCCTTAGTTTTGTTGTTATTAAAGAATAAAGCATAAGAACTAAGTCTTAATATTGGTTTATATACAGATGATGTAAGACTTTTATATTCTGTTACTCTATTCTGTATTAAATAGTTAGTAGGGGTTAATGAAAGAGGTAAACTAATATAATTATCATTTAAATATCTAGAGGCTTCTAAGGGGCTAATACTTACTTCTGAATAGTTATAACCAGTAGTAAGTGATTGTTTATTAGGACATATAGCAGCAGTATATATACTATTTGATAAGTCTTGAGTTAAATAACTTAAAAAGTTATCAGATACAAGTTCTGGCTTATCTTCTAATGCAAATACAGCTTGTGTAAGTCTAGTAGATAAGTTATATAAATCTTTATTAGTATATTTATTTAATCCTATAGATTGAAATGTTGAATTGTTTACTTGTAAGTTAAATGTTGATAGGGGCAATAAATAAGATGGAATAGAAGGTGTGGCAGGATTTATACCAGGTTCTGATAATATATAATCAATATTGCCATCTCTATCTAATGTTATTACTCCAGATCTAGTTTGATAATAACTATAATCAATAGAGAATGTTTGTCCTATTGCAGGAGTTCTATTTATAAATAGAATGGAATCATTCTGTAACCTATAATCAACATTATTAGTTAATATTGATGAGTATAAATAACTTACAAAATATGTAGTTCCTGGTGTTGGTTCATTAGTTGAAGGTAAAGACCAATCAATTTGACTTTGATTAATTAATCTATAATCAACACCTTCTATATAACTTGTAAGGTCTTTACCAACTGATACTATTCTAGATATAGTTGCTTGTCCTAAGTTATCAACTGTACCTGGAACTGCTCCTCTTACTATAGGTTTACTAGTAGTTATAAGAGTGGCACTAAGTCTATTAATAGCTGATACAGGAGTAAAACCTAATTTATAACTATTTAAAGTAGAAGATGAATTATTAGTTAATGTTTTGGTTATTGTTAAACCTGTTCCAGTTCCAGTAATAGTATTATTAATATCTCTTTTTAATAGACTAATATCTATATTTGGCACAGAAGATGAGTTTCTAAGAGTTATAAATCTAAAAGTAATAGTAGTGCCATTAGTTAGGATTATATTATAGTTTTGTTTTATAACTGCTAATAAATCATTACTATTTAATGATAATGTTGGACAGCTAAATACAGTTGAAGTTATACTACTATTAAACTCATTAACTATAAATAAAACTATATCAGAGATGGATATAACTGTGTTTGGCAAACTTATATCAGCTTGTATAACATGTTCAATACCATTAAATACAATGTTAGATAATAAGATTCTAATAAGGCTTCTATTACTTATAAGAGTAGATAAACTTAAACTACTAAACTGATATGATACAAATGATGATGTACCACTGTAATTAAATACAGCATTATATATTTGTGATGTTGGTAGATTCTTTTGTATTGATAGGATAGTGTTATTAGTCTTAACAATTCTATTACCTTCAACATAACCAACACCAGGAGATATAGATACAGTTTCTAAGTTAATTTGTATATTCTTTTCTACATCAATACTACTTTGTAAAGAAGTACTACTTTGTTTTACTACTGTTAATTTGTTAGTTAAATCATTAATAGTATTAGTATTAGAAGTAATTAAAGCTTCTGAATTAGTAATAAGAGTTGCTAATTCTGCTGTATAACTAACTAATATTTGTTGTTTATAAGTTGTTAAAGAAGAATTTATTCTATTATTTGAATCAATTAAACCTTGAATTTGTCCTTCAATATCATTAATATTATTAGTAATTGTTTGTTGTTCTGTTAATAAATTATTTAAATTAGTAGAGTTTGAAGCTCCAATACTAGAACCAATACTTGTAGTATTAAAGCCCTTAATTATAAAGTTACCTTCAGCATCATATATGTAGTTAGTTAGTAGTTGTTTATTAGTATCAATTGGCTTAACTCTTATAATTTTGTTACCTTCTATTTTAGCAAAAGGATACATAGAAGAAGAATCAACTGCAACTGATCCTGTCCACTTTAATCTATAAGCTCCTGCTGCACCCCAAAGTTCACCACCCTTTTCAGGATCATTTAAAGATGGATCATCTTGTTCTGTTATTACTTGTTCATTTATTAATATTCCTATAGTTGCATTGTTATTTACAACTGTAAAGGTTGAGTCTGGTATATTAATAAAGTTACCTTCAATGTATATGGTACCTTTAGAACATTTAAAGGATCTAATACCAGATGGATAAACTGTTGTAAGTGTTATATCTAAACCTGATATAACACTTCCATTTTTATATATAGTATCAAATATCTTTTTACTATTGGATTGTAATATACCTTGTAATTCTAATAACTCTCTAGCTTGAATTGGTTTATTATTATTAAATAATAGTTTAATCCATTCATCTTTGTATGTATCTGGAAAGTCATTCTTATATGTGTTTAGTTGTGTCATCTTATAACTCTATTAAGTGTTTTATTAGGTGTCTTTGATTGTCTAATCTTGTTATTCTTGTATGATTGGTTGATATGTAAGGCTCTCCTTTATTTATCATTTCTTCTGGCTTGTATAATACCTTATTATTGTTTGGTGCTATTGCTCCAACTACTATAGAAGATGTTCTAAAGTATGCAGATAAATAGTCTGTATATCTAATATCTCCTTCAATATATATATGAGTAGCATTAGAGTCTATAACTTCTGGATTACTAGGATCAATTAAATAATAGTTATTATTATCTATTGTTTTACTACCACAAGAAATACCTCCACAATTAGTTTGACTTGCTAACATTATTAGTCTTGGTCTTTTATATATAATTACTTCTTCTTTAGATGTAAATTCAGTTACTGGTGGAGGGCTTGTTTCATCAGTCCATTCTGAATATTTACCTATTGTTATGAATGTTGTTTGTTTTATATAATTGGCTATATCTTTTAATAAGATAGCTCTTCCTTTGCTTAATCTATTAAAATTAAATACTTGCATCTATTTCCTCTATTATTTTTATTGCAGTTGAACTACTTGATATTATTGAATTAACTCTTGGTCCATCATATAAAGTTGTTAAAGGACCTGTTATAAATATATTAGTATTTAATACTCTAAAGTTATTTGTTATGTCTTCTTGTTTTATGTTTAATATGTTTAAAGGTTTAACACCAATCTTAGATATGAATATATTATTATATCTTTTAATTACATCATCTATATTATTATCAGTACTAATATAAATAGGTATTGCACTTAATAAGTATTCATTGTTTGGTGTTATAGAAGGGGCCCATTGTTTTACATTAGTAATGTATCTTTTTTTAGAGTTAATAGGTAATATAGAACAATAACTACCTAAAGCAGATCTTTCTTTCCATATAGAGTAAGATGGTGCTGGATATTGATCTATCTTTGGTTCTTTGGTTATATATATACCTACATTTACTCCTTTATTATATAAATAGGACGCTGTATCATATGCTCCTTGACCACTACCAATAACTAATATAGATTTATATTCTTTATTTAATATATCTATATTATTAACTTGTTTATATTTTAATAAGTTAGCTGGAATTTGTTTTTCTTCTACTCCTTGTGCAAGTATTAAATAATCAAAAGATATCTTTCCATTAGATGTTTCAACATAATTATTATAAACATTTAATGCTTTAGTATAAATAAAATTTATATTGTTATTTTTATCTAATTTATCTTTTACAAAGGTTAAATAATTAAAGAAATCAACTCTATTTAATCTTCTAGGATCTTCTTCTATTTCTTTTTGATTGTTAAATATAATATCTTTTTCTAATAAATAATTACTTAAAGAATAATCTCTATAATTAGAAGAATATGTAACTAAATCAAATGATATAGGAGATCTAAGTTCAAAGTTAGAAACAGTAGATAAGGAGTTCCAAGAAGATGTTGGTTCATTGTCTATAATATAAATCTGTTTAAATTTATCTATACTTTGTATTGCACATGCTAATCCTCTTGGTCCTCCTCCAATTATTACAAGTGTATTAATGTGCATAAGGTTTAAACCATAATGTTGTGGTGTTTAAAGCAATACCTAATGCTAATGCACTAGAAGTTGTACTATAAGTAGAAGATGAGTTTAAATAGTATAAGGTTCCTGCTACTAATCCTGTAAGACCGTCAATTACACTGCCAGATGTATATACTCTAGAATTTAAATAAAATCCAAGAAAGTTTACATGATAAGTATTATGATCTGCTGGCACTGCTAAAGTCCATTGATTGTTTCCTGATACTTTTAATACTTGATTATTTAAAGGTATTAGTTGTCCAAATGTTTGTTCTGTTAAATACTTTAAATTTAAATTTGTTGGAGTTCCTGTTACATAAGAACCACTTCTATATACTAAAGTTGATTCTTCATTAGGAATAACATTATTTGTAATAGGAACATTATTAATCTTGTTTGCATTCCATTGATTGTTATTATTTAAAATATTTAATGTTAAACTGTCTGTAGTATCTGTAATACTTGCTACATCTGAGTCTGATGTGTTTATTACTTTTAAAGTAGTTAAAGATTCTACTTGATTTGATATTAGACTATTAATTTCATTTGTAGAATCTATAGATGCAGTAGAATTACCTCTAATTACAATTTCATTATCATTTAAATCTTCAATTATTAACCCATCTAAACCCTTTATAGTTTTTAATTCATATCTATCAAGTTCTGAATTAAATCCTTTATATAATTCTATTCCAGCTCCAACATTTGCCATCCCATTAGTAACATTAGTTGCTAGTGTTAATGAATCTTCTGTAGAGTCTGCAAATATTAATCCATCACCTGCTATTATTGATTTTAACTGCCCTGATAAATTAATTAAATTACTATTACCTATTAATGGGGGATTAGTACCTCCATTTTCACTGTTTGGTAGTCCCCCTCCTTCAGTATTAGTAAGAGGAGTAGCACTAATAATAATCTCAGAAGCTCCATCTATAATTTGTATATTATTCCCAGCTTTTATAGATTTAAATCTAAGAACTGAAGCTAAATTACTAACATATACCCTTCCTACTCCTGCTCCTATATTTTGTCCAGTTGAATTAGAAGAACCACCTGTACTATTAATTACAATTTGATTTGCATTACTAGTATCAAAAGATATATTATTACCAGCAATTATAGATTTAAAGTTTAAATTAGCTCCTGTTTTATCTTTAAATAAACCTATTCCTGCTCCACTATTACTAGCAGTATTAATCTCTCCAATATTATTAACACTAATAGTTACTGTGTCTGTATTAGGAGAAATACTTACATTAGATCCCGCTACTAATGTTTTAAAGTTATAAGTAGATGTAAAATTCTTATATAAACCTGTACCTCCTCCTACATTAGTAACTGTTAAAGGATTAGGAATTGTACTATTAATAGTTATTGTTTTATAGTTATTAGTAGAAGATTCAGTAAAAGATATATTACTACCTGATACAAAATTTAAAGCAGGATAAGTACCACTTAAAACATTATTTAAATATAGTTTAGTTGATGGTACAACATTAGATAAAATAGTACTTAATGTTGTAGCTTGTGTTTCATTATTCTGTATATTTTCAAAAGGAATTAAACTGTTAAGGGGTATAACAGTTGATAAGGGTAATTGTGGAATTGTTATTTGTGTCATGTATTTTTATTAAATAAATATATAATCTGTTGTTGAGGATTCTTGTGTTATTGGATAACTATCTTCTTGTAATAATATAGAATCTGGAAGGCTTAAATCACATTGACCATCAGGTAATAATACTAATTGATCTTTATTATTAACTTGACAACCGCTATCTTCAAAGGGAATTATATTAATACATACATTAAAATTAGACTCTGTTGGTAAACTAATTGAACTAATTAAATTAGTTTTAATTCCGAGTGATTTTATATTATTAACTTCATTTAAAATTTCATTTGTATAATAACCATTAATCTCTAAATCTATTGAATTAGAGTATTTACCAGGCCATAAACTATTTCTAATTTGAGTATTATTTAATTCAAATGTGTCTAATAATAATTCTTTTTTATTAGATATAAAAGAGGATATGTAATCTCTAGTAAGTGCTTCTTTTATAATAGGTTCTTCTTTTTGATAGTTTATGTGTAATTGTAGATCTATTAATGGTTTAATAATACAACTTATTATTAAATCTTGTATTGGAGTTGTATCTGATAACCATTCAAAATTACAAGGTATAGTATTCTTATAAGTTAATAGTATTTCCTCACTAATTAAATCAATGTTTGTAAGTACATTAGAAGTTAAATAAGTAGTATTTTGTATATTTAAAACATCAGTTATAAGTTTGTTATTAGAAAGTAAATTTGTATTTAAATTTATACCTATTAGTTTTAATATTAGTAAATAAAGAGGATCATTTGTTATATTAAGAGGGCTGTTTAATAAGTATAAGTTGTTATTTATATCTGTTATATAAGTTATTTGTTCTATAGTATAGTCAACTATAGAAGAGGGATTGTTATAAACATAATAGTCTAATAAATCTCCATATACTTTTGATTCTACTGTATTTATTGGATTATCAAGAGACTCTATATAAGAATTATCTTCTAATTTATACCTTTTATTTATTTGATTTAAAGTAGAAGTTGCAATTGATAAATGATATATGTCTTTAGTTTGTTTATAAGCCTCTATAAAACTAATTAACTTTAATACATCTTCTTTTAAGGTATTAGTCTCTAAATCAATACATAAATCAATATAAGTTTGTTGTAAAGATGTATTGTTAGATATACTTATACATATTAATAATAAAAATAAAATAATATTATTAGAATCATATTTAATATAAGGTGTAGTTGAATATATAGCAGGATTAATACTTATATCTTCAATAGAAAGTAAAGTATTTGTTGTTGCTAATTTGTTATATTCAGAAGGTGTTGTTACATTTTTTATATAAGAATATAGATTTGAATTATCAGATGTAATACTTGTTATTGATTTTAATAATGTTTCTATTAATATTTGTTGAGGATTATCTTTATATAATACTAATTGATTTATTACTTCTATCTCTAAATTAGTATTTAATAAGTATATTATTGATAATAAAACTTCTTCTACATTGTTATAAGTTGGTTGCCAAGGAGTATTAATTAACCAATTAGATCTTAGATATAAAGGGTTATTAATAAATCTATAAGTTGTTATAACTTCTTCTATATTGAATTTTGTTATAGATATACATACATTAAATTCATTTGGAACACTTATATTTTCAATTATTGTTGAATTTAATAATCCTTTATCTTTTATAATTACAATTTCTTCACCAGTAGCTTCATGAATTAAAGATATAGTATAGATATACCCAAACTTATAGTTATCTATATTAGCTTTAATAAAGTAATAAGTCTTATCTTCTATGATTGTTTTTATTCTAGTTTTTATAGCTTTGGTCCATATACCATATTCTTCTGTACAAGAAGAATCAACACAATTATCTTCAATGGAATTAGGCTGATTAATTAGTTGTAAGTTATTAAGTTCTATTGTTAATATGTTAGGTTCAATTATAAATGTTGGATATATTAAATGTTGAGGTCTTGTTAGTTGTTCTATTATTCCTTGTTCTGATTCAACTATCTCAGAACATATAGGGATACAATCTTCTTCTATACATTCTGAATCTATTCCTTGTCCAGTTATAATTAACTCAGTACTAGGAATAGTTTTAAATGTGTTATTACTTGACCACCATATATTATTACCTCCTTGATCTAGATAAGTTAGTACTTTATTAAAGTTATAATTACTTTGATTTAACATTTATTGTTACCTCATTAGGACTTAATAAGTATTCACTTATAAGTGGAGTTAAATCATTTGTTGGCTTTGTAATACTAATACTATAACCAGTATATGAAGTTATATATGATGATAAACCACTAATACTTAATGTTTCACCAACTGATAAATTAGAAAAGAATTCATTTACTCCTTGTTTAATATTAGAGTTAATAGTTGTTATTGAATCTATTACATTAGAATTAATAATTACATCTATGTTTATATCTACTTGTTGATATTGAATTGATTTTATAATAAATAAAGTGCCAAAAGGTTTTATAGCTTGTAAATCATTAGTTAATAAGTCAACAGTTAATTGATCTGATGTGTTTATATACATAGTAGTATAACCAGCAGCAGGCCTACCTTCTACAAAGTAAACATCACTTACATAGTTTTGAACTTTTGCTTTTATAGCTTCTAATGTTACTAATCCTTTGTTATTTATATAAGTAGATATTCTAGTTCTAAAGTTGTTATCTGATTCACTTGAAGATCCTCCAGATAATGATCCTATAATCTTATTATTAGTATCTCTAAAGGTTCCTACTTGTATTGATAAATTTGGTAAAGAAGAACTTATTAATTGAGTACCACTATCTAAATTAGCATTAAAAGTCTTTGATATTGATATGATAGATGCAGTTACTTCTTTATTAGCTGGTATATTTATAGACTTAGTGGTTTGAAATGTTAATAGTCCATCTCTTGTTTGTAATAGTGTGTTAATAGGTATAGTTATAGGTGTATTACTTTTAACTAAAGCATTACCAAATGCACTTGTTCCTAACCTTCTTATTAAGTTATAGTTGGCTCCATATAAATCTAATGCTGTACCAATTGCAGTATTTAACTGTGAATTGTTAACTATATCTAATACTATTTGTTCTTGGTTATAACATGTAATAGCAAATCCTCTTATAAGGGCATATAAATTACCTTTATTATTAGCAGCATTTTCTAGAACAGTGTCTGTAAACTGAAGTTGAATGTCTTGTATTATTTGTTCTAAAGTTCTAGACATTTATTATTATCTCCTGTGTTGTATCTTCTTGGTATTTTATTAGATAGTTAATTTGTAATAAAGAACTTATAGAAGCTTCAATGCCTGTAGTGGGTATATTTACATAAGATACAGCTTCTTTTACATCTTGTGTTAAATCACTTAATATTGAATTATTTAAGTTTTCTCCTATCTTAAAATAAACATCATTACCATAATTAGTATCTATAAATTGATCTATAGCATATTCATAATTTAAATAACCCTTTGGAGTTATTACTGCCTTTTTAAATAAAGATGCAGGTGTAGTTTCAAGTATTAAATCACCTGTAGAATCTATTATTAAATCATTACTTCCTTTTAAATCATACATAATTATTTATCCTTATAATAACTTATAAGCTGACTGAGGAAAATTAATATGTATACTCTTTTCTCCCTTTGTTATGCCTATTACTATTGATTCATTATCTGTAACATATAAACCTTTTTTGTAGGATATATCTAGCTGATAATATCCTTTTATAAGGGTTGTGTTTATAGTTATTATTCTAGGATCAGAGTTAAATACTTTTAAGTCTTCATCGTATAAAAGCTTATTATTGGCACATTTAATCCACTCTAATAAAGGGTTGATGGATGAATAATATAGTTTTATATTTACTATATCTGCATTTTTTATATTAGTTAAATATATTGCAAATCCATTAGTTATGTATTGTGTTGCTGGTATAAACATGATAGTAGTTATAATAATATATATGAATCAAGAATATAAGGAGCTAATCTATTACCAATATCAGCACTTGTATAAGCATATAAAGAACCACTTATATTATCTTCTAAGGTTAATATAGTTGAATTGTTAATAAGAATAGCTGTATATATATTACTTGTATTGTTTGTAATCTTATATTCAATTACATTAGATGTGAATTGAGATCCTTGCTTATAAGGGGTTAATACTTTATTAGTTACTCTATCTGTATAGAATTCAGTATATACATTCACTGATGTTCCAGTAGTGGGTAAAGGTTTATTATTATACTGTATTAAATCTTTATCATCAAGTTTAAATTTAATATAAGAAGGGCCAACTTCAGTTACATTTATAGTTGCTTCTTCTGCTGTTAATTCTGATATTTGACCACAGTTATTTGGTGTTATGTTTAATACTTTTCTATTTGTAGAATCTGTTGTTTGTATTATTCTTGGTAAATAATCAATTATATCTTGTAAGTCTGGATTACTAATTGATTGTAAGAAAGGCTGTTGTTCTTTTATTGAATCAATACATCCAAGTAATTTAGCTAACTCATCTAATAGAGGTATTCCTATACCAGTTAAAGCTGTAAATATTGAACCTGCAACATCATATATATCTTTATCAGTTATATTCTTTTTACTAACTAATCCTAACACTTTAGATGCTATTGCTGTGCCTTTAGAACCCAACACATTACTAACTCCAAGTATATTTAATAATGAAGTATAATTGCCAGCTTGTACTTGCTCATATAGGGTAAAAGCTTGCTCAGCATATGATATATAACCACTAACATCTCCTCCTACTAACTCTGCTAATTTAATAGCATATTGTTGAGGTGATGTTATTTTACCAGCAGCTATATCTTGTGTTAATGAAAGGGCTGATTGTAGTTTACTATCTGGTATAAATCCTTTTGCAATATCTATATATTTATTATTTAATAGACTGGATATAGAACCTAAGTTTGAATTGTTAAGTAGGTCTTCTCCAAACTTTATATCTGATTGTTGAAACTCTATTATGTCTTCAGGATTGAACCAGTTACTAGTTGTAGCATTAAATGTTGATAGTGATGTTTGACTTTGTTGTGCATTATAAGTTACTAAATCTATTAAAGCTTGTCCTATTACAGGAGGTGTATTTATTATTCCTATACTAGGACTTTCTACATTTAAAGATGTATTATAATTTTGTATATTTGGAGGTTGTTGTCCTCCTACTCCAATAGGTCTTTTAGTGTTTAAGAATGTTTTTATCTCTTGTACTAACTGTTTATTAGATAAGAAATCATTAATAACTTTAGAATAGTTAGGTGATACTTCAGAACCAAATACATCTATAGTTGCAATTGCTTTTAAGAACTCTGTATAGTTAGTTGATATTAGATCTCTATTAGCTTGTGTAAAGGAGTTAATAAGTTCAGGTTTTTGTATTGATGTTAGACTCTTTAATGATTCTGTAAGTGTTAGTTGTGGTGTTATTGAAGTTATATTAGATGCAGATAATGTAGGTGTTGTTTTATTGTTTAACTTATCTTCAGGTCTATCCAAATATACATTATGTGCTATACCTAATGCTGCTGCAATTGTTACTGCTGATTTAGGAGTAAGTGGTGGTTTTTCTATACCACTTGTATTTTGAGTTGGTGTTTTATCTACTTCTCTTATTGTCTGTTGTGATGCTATTCCTGTTATATTAGAGGGTTCATTAACATTATTCTCTGGTTGTTTAGATAGGTCAATAGGTTGTTCTATATTGCCTCTACTTTGAGCTGTAGGGTCAAAGGATGTATCTAATGGAAGTAGATCTACTCCTGATGTAGTAGGTGTTGTTGGGTCAGTATCTATTATCTCTGTTGGACTATTTTCATCATTAATAACTGATCCAGTTGGGTTTGTAGTTATACTACTTAAATCTATAGCACTTGTAAAAGGTAAACATTTTGATAGAAAGTCAGTTAAGCTACCAAATGGAAATTCTGGTAACTCTGGCACATCTACTATAATTGGTGGTAATACTTCAGTTAAAAGAGGTATAAAAGGAGCTACACCGCTACCAACTAACATGCCAAAAGGATTAATAGATATACCCATGTTTCTATTGCCAGTATATGTAATACCTTCACTAATAACAGATGATTGAATTTTACTAGATATAGTAGTTGTAGAGGAATTAGAAGCAAAGTCAGTAGATGCAAATCCAATCTTACTTGCATTAGTAGCAACTGTATTTCCTTGTGTTGCTATTATACCTGTAGCTTGTAAATCAACACTTCCAGTTGATAGTATCTTTATACTACCACTTGTTCCTAAAGCTGCTTCTGTTATATCAGTTGATGCTTGGGATGCCCCTTGTTTTGGGCTTTGACCAGAAGATATAGTAACAGTATTAGAGTTTATGTCTGTACTACCTTTTGAAGCAATTGTTATACTTTCACTTGCTAGATTTATTAATGTTTTACTATATTGATTATGATTACTTGTTATACTTTCAATGCTGTTAACTGCTGATGTTTTGTTATCAGTTGATGTTGTAGAAGTAGTATTAGTAATTACTGAATGTTTATCACTAGCAGATGTTAGTTGTTGATTTGTTACTGTTATATCTCTATCAGTCTTATTAAATATAGTGTCACTATAATTTATATTAGTGGCTGCATTTGTAACATTAACATTACTTGTAGTTGTTATAGAGGGACTGCTAAGGGAATAACCCATATCAGCAGTTGTATTTATAGCACCTGTTACTGTATTAACAGCAGTGCTACTTATAAAGTTAATAGCTCCTCCATATTTAGTAATGTCTACCATTGCAGCAACATTAGATGTTAAGTTATTAACTCCTTCTGATAACTTTTGCTCTATATCTTTATAAGGTTGTCCATCAGGTGCTGCTTTCTTAACTGCTTCTAGTACTTTATTATCTCCTTTTATCTTAGCAGTGGTGTCTTTAACACTTTTTATAAGCTCAGTTGCATTGGTTTCTAATGTAGATAACCATTCTTTAGATGAATGTAATAAGAAATTATCATAAGTTACATTACTATTATCTTGTGTAATAGCTAAGGTATTATCAGATGTTTTTGTTACTTCATTGTAAACAGTTCCATCAAAGGTTACTTTATCTAGATCATTAAAGTTTATTGGCATATGTTTGTAGAGTTTGTGTTGTTATTTGATCTATTTGTTGCCCTATATTTTGTAATGTAGATAATGTACTAAATTGCAGTAAAGAAGAAGCTTTTGTTATTAGATCTTCTATTCTACTTGCACTATTAACATAGTCTTTATTACATAAATAATGGGCTCTTCTTATTAAAGTTGATGCTAATAATGTAATTAAAGTATGTATACCACCAGGACCAATTAATGATTCATTATAATCATATATAGCTTTTATAGGATCTATTGTTGTCTCCTGTAGAGGTATTTCATCTATTGTTAATTCATTAGTTTGTATTGCTTTATATACATCAGTTAACATATACATATAGTTAATAGGTAAAGTTTGAAATACTATATCTAAATGCTGATATTCTTTAAAGTTAGTTAATAAATAAGGCGCTCCATAAATATTTAAATCATACTTATATAACACTTTTAAATGTCTAATAATAGTAGCAATCTCAGGTGTTTTGTTTATTACTTCTAATATATAGTTATATATAATATTGTCATACAGTTCATCTTCTTGTTGTATGTATTGTTCTAAGTCTTTATAAGATTTATATAACTTAATTAGACATAAGTTTGAATAATAACTTTGTTCAGAAGGGCTTAAATAAGATGCATTTTTAGCTGTTATAAATGATAGATAGTAACCTAAAGAACCATAAGATGTTATCCAACTTCTTTCATTGTTAAACATTCTAATTGAATGTTGTTCTATTGATAGTAGTTCACTATAACCTATTGATTGTTCTCTAATATTATAAATACTACTATCAATTGTATTAATAATATTGAGTGTTATAAGTATTTCTTCTAGTTTATATATAAGTTTATATATACCTAATGTTGTACTAGAAGAACTAAATATATTTAATAAGCTATATAAGTTATTAGAAGATGTATTCATTGTAAAAGCTAAATCTAATACAACTGCTCTTTGATCTTCATTTAATTCTGTAATATTTGTTGGAATTATGTTTACTGTTTGATACATATTGTTTCTACTTTAATGTGTATTGTCTTTGATAAAGGCCATACAATTGATCTGCTATGTTTGTGTTTAAATATATGTCTAATTGTTTTAATACTTCCTGTTTATTAAACATTAATAAGCTTAAATCATAAGTGGAGGGCACTATATTTAATAAAATAGAAGGGCAGATATCCCATTTATTATTAGTGGATATGAGATAAATAATGTCATATATAGAGTATTGATTGTTAAATACATTGTCTTTAAATTTGTAATTATCTTCATCTTCTTTCATTTGTAATACTGTACTTATAGCTTGTTTATAATTGATTAAAGAAGTAGTTATAAGTAAGTTTAATATTGAAGCTCTATAATCAAAATAGACAGTATTATCAATATAATATGTTGGCGTTAATATGTATTCTATTATTTGTTTTTGTAGAGGATTAATATTAGCACTGCCAAGTAGTTTAGTTAAATAAAAATCATACTCTGTTGAGTTATTGTTAAAGATGTTAGTGTCTATGTAGTTCATAGTAATTTATATTGTTATGTGATTTTATCTAAATCTTATACAGTCTTCTGGGTCTATATAACCACTACCAGTATCAACTTCAAAGTGTAAATGAGGTCCAGTTGAAAAGCCAGTACTACCCATATCACCTATTTGTTGTCCTACTGTTACTTGCTGATCCACAGAACATTTAATAGCATTTAAGTGACTATATGTTGTTCTAATACCTTCTGGACTTACTATTTCAACTCTATTACCATAGCCTCCATCTTGGTATGCTGCATCTATAACTTTACCATTACTAGCAGCATATATGGGAGTTCCAATAGGACCTGCTAAATCAATACCATTATGCATTCTTCCCCATCTCCAACCATAACCGGATGTAAATACTACTTCACCACTACTTAAATTACAAGGACTTCTTAAACTTGAACATTGTCCAAAACCTTGTGTATTAACAGAAAAACCAACACCTTTATTAGTGCCTCTAACATTATTAACTGTTCCACTATTAGTATTTGATCCTGTTATTGGTTGTACAGGACTAGATATCTTACATCCTGGATTAGTTATTTGATAGTTAGCTCTATATAAATCTTCTTCTTTTATAGGAGGACATGTTATGTCTGCAAAGTTAGTATTACCAAAGGTAAATGTATTGTTATTAGGGTTATTAGAAGGACTTGTTCCAGTAGGTACATTATCATTTACAAGAGGTCCCTTTGGTAATGTTGTACCTTTTAAACTATCAACTAACTTACAAAATCCTACTGCATCAAGAGGTCCTCCTTGATTAGGATATGCAAAAGAACTATCAGCTTTAGGTAATGCTGCCCATTCACCAGCATTACTATTTAAAGTTGCTATACAATTACCAGCTATAACATTATCAAGTGTTCCTCTTAAAGTGTCCATCCTATATAGTGCTGCTATATCTTGATCTCTAGGTTTTCTTATATCTAGAGGCCCTAGTCCAGCTTGTATTTCATTCCAAGTTCCAGGCATAAATTGATATCTACCAAATGCTGCTGAAGTTCCAGGGGGTACTATTACATCTGGATGTTCTGGCCCTGTTGGTACATATATTGTATTTCCATTTAATGTGTAATAAGTCTGTGCTTCAATGCTGCTAATAGCATTTAAATAAGCAACAACGTTACTATTAGTTAGTAATTGTTCATAGTAGGCTCTATCTCTTGCCATTTATTCAAGTCCTGTATATATAGTTTTATTAGGTAAAAACTTGTTATAAGCTTTTATACTTTTGTCTTTATTAAATAAGTTTAAGTCAGTTGATGATGATACTTCTGAGTGTAGATATACTTGATTTAAAGTCACATCTAATTGAGATAATAAGTAACCAAGTGACATGTATTGTATTTCAGTTAAAGCGCCATCTAAGGATTCAAAACATATTTGATATGCTACTTTATCAACTGATTCTATGTCTTTTATATAACAATTAGCACATGCTAATGCTTGTCTTACTGGTTCTACTAAGTATGTAATATTGCCAGTAATATCTATAAAAGCATGATAACTGTAGGGTGCTGTTGGTATAAAGTTTAAAAACTCTTTTGCTGTTGATTTTGTTTGATGTAGTATTATTATTAACATTGTTATTTGCTTTTATTCTTATAAATTAAATAATCTGGGTCACTTAATATCTTATCTATTAATGATTGTGTAACTGTTCCAGTGCCATCATCTTTTAATTTGTAGTATATATATAAAGTTCTAATAGCTTCTGTTTGTTGTTCTACTGGTAGTTTATTATTCCATTGAATATAGGATATAAACTTAACTACTTCATCTCTTGTTAGGGTGATTCTTGCTGAAGATGTATTAACAGGTAAGTTAGTTTGATTAGGTTTGTAGTCAGATTGAACTTGAGCACCACTAGTATTAGCTGTTGCATCTTTAATATTACTTGTTGCTTGTTTCTGTACTAATGCTTTTGTATTACACTTCTTAGCTGTTTCTAAGGCTAATTCATATATCTTTTGATGTTGTTCTGCTCTATAAGTTGCATCTATTAAACTTGTACTATTTCTTGGACTATTAGTTAATTTCTTTAACTTGTTAATCTTATCTAATGTTACTTTAGCAACTTTGGTTGCTTTAGCACATTCATCTTCTTTGTCAGCAACAACAATGTGATAATAACTACCATTAATATACTTGTATTCTAAACCCCTATAATAAGAACCTTTATCACCTAAACCACTATCTAACTCAATACCATTTGGTAGTGATTGTTCTTTTATAAGTGCTGCTCTATCACTAGATGATAATAGTAAATCAGGGTTTCTATAAGCATCTTTATCCATTTGAGTTGAAGATATAGATATCTTATTAGCTGATGGATTTTGTGCTCTATCAGGTGTTATAAGAGGTTGTGGTGCATATGTATTATTGTCTTGTAAATGTCTTAACTTAGTTCTTTCTGTATCTTTACCCATAAGTTTTTTCATATCTCCTGGGAGGGATATTGAACCTAATATCACAGCAGAATCCCACTGATTATATAAACATGTAAGTATAACAGCATCACCTACTTTGTATGTTGCATATTCACCAACACCATTACCACTAAAGTTAGGGGTGATTGGTATACAACCTTTTATAATGTTGTCATTCATTTGATAAACTAAAACATCATATCTCTGTATAAGATTACTTTGATATTCACCATCATCTGATAAGTTTACAATCTCTCCAAGTGCTACCCAGTTATTATTAATAGCTTCAAATGCTTTTATGTTTGTAAAATAACCACCAGGGTTATATAAAGGGTTTTCAAGCATATATGTTAATCTCTTTTAATTATGTTTGTTAGTGTATATTATTACAACTAATTAGAATAAAAGATATTATGTTAATTGTAATAATATTGTTTATTGTTATGTTGTATTACATATAATCTATTTATAAAATATCAGCAACAGCAACTATCTTTGTAGTGTATCCAGCATCATTACCATTAGCTTTTAATGAATGTGTTATGCCTCTTACTTTATACATGGGTAATGCATCATTTAAGTCATCTGAAGGTGCTCCTGCTACTCTTCTCATACTATCAATTACAGCACTTAAATCTACTACTTTATTCTTATCACCTCCTTGTTTAACAGCACTATTTAATAGCTTTTGAACTTCATCATATAGGGACTTTAAAAAGACAGCAGATGATGTAGAGGTAGCATTAAAAGTAAATATACCTTTACTATGAAGGACAGTATTAAATATTCTTACAGCTTCTCCTGGATAAAATGATGAATCACCTATAATCTTAAATATAATCATAGTGTGATCCCTAGCCATTGTAGAGGCTGTTGTAAGTGCTAATGCTTGTGCTGCTCCTTCTTTGTTACCTTCACTAGCTTTTATCTTAGGATCTACAATTACATGTTGTTTAATTGGTACCTTTCTATTTTTAGTATTAGCTGATGCTATATCAACAATAGATGTTAGACCAGATAATGAAGCATTAGTTGAACTACCAAAGTCTGCTGTTAATACTGTAAATCTGTTATAAACACCAACTGTACTTGTTTGTACTCTTATATCTTTTATTAAATTTCTTTGATTTGGTAATTGATCAAAGCAATCAAAGAAGTAGTATAATCTATTACCCCTTTGTTCATCATAAAGACCAGTTGTATCTAATATTCTTGGTGCAAACATAAAGTGTCCATTGATATGTGATGTAAATATATCAATAGGCATTACTTCAGTCATTGCTAAATAGTTTAATATCTCAAATGGTGACTTGTTTATGATCTGCATAGTGTTATTACCACTACCTGATACTAGCGGTCCTTGCAAGGTCCATATATGAAATAAAGGATCAAGGTTATTATAATCTGCCTTATTTAATATATTACTAGATGATAAGAATGCATTAGCAATAACCCATCTAGCAGGATCTTCTATTGCTGCTGTATACTTTAATCTTTCCTTAGCTAATGCACTCTTTGTATCTATTATCTTCTTATCTATATCTTCATATAAACTTATAACTTCCCCTTTATTAAAGCCACTTCTCCAAGCTAAAGATGAAGCTGTTTGATAACTATTATCTAAGTAAATACCACCATTAGTAGCTCTATATACAGATTCAACTGTCTTATGTTTTAACCCTTCAAATGTGTTTTTATTATTAGCATCTGTTCCTAGGAAGGGTAATGTTACAAGTTTAGTATCTGCTAATATTCTACTTCTATCTCTTAAGTTGTATATAATTTGAACACCAGCATTAGAGTTAGATATAAAGTCAACTGAATCTATAAAGCCCCAGAATATAGGTGCTATTTTATTAGGATTTGCTGTGTATGTTTTAGTTTCAACTCCAGCTTTTCTTAGTAGTACTTGTATTAAGTTATTAGTAGCAGTAATTTCTCCTTTTAATGAATCAATTAAAGCTTTATTATCATTTAGATATATTCTACCTTCTAAATAGTTAGTAGTTATCTTATCAGGATAGAGTTTAGCTATATCTTCTGCACTTGCAGATCCTGCTAATACAGTATTAATAGCAACAACACTAGCAGCAGTTATACCTAATCCAGATGCAATAGCTTTATTATAAGCAGCAGTTGCTAAAGCATCTAAACCAGCAGTTGTTGTAGGTAGTCTAGCAGCAGCATTAGTAGCCGTAGAAATAGTAGATGCTGCTACTCTAGGAAGTACTTGTGTACTTAATGCTGTACTTGTAGCTCCTGTTGCAGTAGAAGTTGCTGCTGTTCCAATGGGAAAACCTAACGCTGTTGTGGCTGCTCCTGTGGTTCCTGTTGTAGATATAGCAGCACCTGAAACACTTAAAGCTTTACTAGCTGGAGCAATAGTAGCTACTGCTCCTCCTGGTCCTGCTGCTGGCAAGAGTAATAAACCTAATGGAAGTAAAGCAATACCTATGTTTGCATAAAGAGTTGGATCTGTTAGAGGATTGTTTATAGCATCTATAGCATTTTGTATAGCAACTACTTGCTTTTCTAGGAACTTTACTTGAGCTTCAACTATTGGTGGTATTGGTTTTGTAGCTTCTAAGTTAGTAAAATCAAATGGATATTTATCTAAATCATTCATACTAATACATTGATCATTCTTATAACCAGCATATATTCTCACTTCATCATCTGCTGATAAGAAGCGCCCTCCAGTGACAGGTGTAAACACTTGAGTCTGATTATTTTTCTCATATACAAAACCATTCTCAACTTCAACTAAAGGTGGTATAGAGCCATTATCTAATAGCTTACAAGTTACAATTAACTTGGCCTTTTGAATGGGCCAATCTCTAGTTAATTCAACTTCAGCTTCTCTTAAATACCAATTAGATTGTTGTGATAAGTCAGTTGGATCATCTGTTTTTTGTATTTGTAAATTAGAATAAATTAAGTATTCACTATCTTTGGTAGGTATAGTTGGAGTAGAAGAATTAGAAGGTCCATAAAAGGTTGGCATATTCTTTTCTCTAAACTCTCTTAAAGCTTTTCTATAATCAGTTAAAGCTTCATCATATCTTTTCTTTTCATCTGGTGTTGGATTATTCCTTTGAGTCTTTTTAATTGAAGCAATCTTATTTAATAAATCTTTTTCTCCTGCTTCTATTCCCTCTTTATAATCACTAGATTTAAAGTTTGGATTAGTAATATCTTCTTCATTTTGTTGAGGAGTAGTACTTTTGCTACTAGTTTGTACTTTTTCTTTAGGTATAATACCATCTCTATTACTTACAAATGTAACTGCAAAGACTGGTGTTGGCGCTTTATCTGAGTAAAATTTAGACATATATTATTTATGTATTTATTAATTTAAGTATTAATATTGTGTATTTATTTGCATTAAAAAGACTGTATGTATTAGTATACTACAGTCTTTTGTGATATGTAATTGTGTGCTTATTTATTACTAGTAATAAAGTCTTCAACTGTTTGTGGTATGAATTTGATGTATTCAGCTACACCTTCAACTCTAAGACTTACAACTTTTCTACCAACTATATCTCCTGTAGATGTAGTATCAATCATACATCTACCTAATTCATATCTACCTTTTACATCACCTATAACTTTATTATTATTAAAATTTATTTCATAAGAATCATAACTAATATTAAATCTTGGGCCTCTTGTTACAAATGTATTAGGTTTTAGTTCTTGATTATTAAACTTAATAACACCTTTATATAATACAAATGCAACCCTTGTTTCACCTTCTAAGTAAATATTATTATTAGTAGTAGTTCTAACACATAAAGTTATATTTTCAAACTCACCTATAATGTTTATCTTGTTGTCATCTTGTAAAGTATAAACAATGACATCTTTTGTTGTTGTTTCTATCATTTTTGTTTACTGATTAATGTTTTAAAGTCTTCAAATGATTGATCTAGTTTAACTATTCCTAGTTCTAATGCTTTATTTATCTTATCAATGTTATCTTTAAAAGTTTGTATTGATTGTGGAATACTTCCCATATTATCAGCATTACCAGCTAATACTTCATTATTACATTGATCATCAATTAATTTACAAAGTCTTAAAACACATCTTGTATCATTCTTTTGAAGATCAAATGTAATGTAAAACACTTTATCTTTTAAGTTTTGTAATGTTAAATTACCATCTTTTAGCTGAAATGTAATATAACATTCACCATCTAATAACACTCCTGATTTAGTGTTTATTTTAGTGCTAATGTCTTTAAATGTTCCAATGATCTTATCTGGTTGGTTATGTGCAACTGTATATAAGATAACTTCTTTAGCTATTTGATCAAACATATTATTAATATTATTCATTAAAAAAGAGTGTACTAAATATATAGTAACACTCTTTTTATTATATTTATATATTTATATATAAACTTTTAATTTAATTTTATAAGTTATAAAATTAAACTAAAATACCACCAATACCACCACCAGTATTAATATTATTAATATTAGTAATTGTATTAGCTGGAAGCCCAACACTAATATTACCACTACCATCACTAGTTAAATTACCGCCTCTAAAAGCAGGGCCAGGATTATCAGGATTATTACTTCTAAAGTCTTGTAAAGATTCAGGTATAAATCTAATACCTTCTGCTACTCCTTCCCAACGTTGTGCTATAACTCTTCTACCAGGCATGATACCAACAGATAAAGAGTCAATCTTACATCTTTGTAGTTCATATCTACCTTGTGCAAGAGGAACTTGACCTTTATTAACTTTTTCGTTACCAGACCCCCCTAAGCTGCTTTTAGCAAATTTAGCATTTGATCCACCTACAATTTGATTAAAAGTAGTACCACCTGTTCTATAGTTTATTTCAGTCGATACTTTACCACTCTCATTAGCAATGTCTACATAATTTTTATTTAGTTCATAGGCATTAGCATCAAATGTAAGTTGGAATCTAGGACCTCTAGTAACAAGTTGTTCTCTTACCATGTTCTGAACACCAAAGGTTCTTTGCATGAAGTTCATATCAACTAAACCTTGTTCAATAACAAATGCTATTTGAATTTCACCATTTAAGTACACTGGAAATCTGGTGCCTAATGGTAAATAAGTTTCTGTACTATCTCTAATTGTTAATGTAATAGATTGAAAGTCACCAAACAAAGCTATTTGACCGCTTGCTGAATCTTGCATCCAAGCAGCAATGTCAAAACCTTGTATAGGGTCCAATCCTATATTATTAACAGGAGCTTTATAAATGTCTAACATTGTATGTTTATCTTCTCTTATTTATATATTGTTAAGCTACTGAAACATTACCAGACACATCTCTGGTTAAAGTAATCACTATTGCATCTATAGGATATATGGGACTATAACTTAAAGATATGTTTAATGTACCTGTGTAATATGCACTAGATGGATTATTTGTTTCATCAATGACTGGTTGGTTATAACTAGTAATATAACCACTTCTAGCAAGAGTACTCATATAAGCAGATATAGCAGATGCAATCTGTGTTCTAACTACTTTAGAATTGGTTTCACCTTTATAACTTTGTAGGTTAAAGAATAGATCTCTTCTAATCTTGTCATTAATTCTAACTAAGTTAATTCTATCTTTACCAGTAATATCAGTTAGTGTTCTACCTTGTACTACAAAGTAACCAGATAATGCAGGATCAATTGAAATCATGTCAACTTTAGTATCTATAAATTGTTGTTTAGAACTAATAGATTTGTATTGATCTAGATCAGTTTCAATGATTCCTTGAATAGAACCAGCACTTGTTCTAGCATTAGGACTAAGGTTCTCTGATATATAACCTAACTTACCAGCATAAAATACACTTAAAGGAATAGAGAATCTACTAGCTCCAATACCACCACTATATGTAGCCCAACCTGCAACATAAACACCTCTTTCAGTGTTAATACCAACTGTTTCTAATCTAGCTCTTGCTGCTGTTAAGTTTCTAGTAGATGTTAGGATTGCAATCTTTCTACCCTCTAGTTCACCACTATTACCAGCAACTGATAATTGTGCTTGTCTTACTGCTGTTCTAGCTCCCAATTCATTAGCTACTACAATAAAGTTAACTCTTTCTTGTGAGAGTGAATTAACAGCATTAATGTAATCAGTTTCAGTTGGAACTGGGCCATCATAACCTCTCTTTAAGAAGATGTTAGATAACTTGTTATTACCTACATAACTAATATGTCTAATGTCTGTTACTGTAGTTATAAAAGGATTAGCAGGTGCTAATCTTTGAGGAGTTCTATTTACTATTTGAGCAGGAAATTGATTACTACCAACTGATACTGGAATATAATCAGCTCTAACATATGAAGATGCAATTGAGTTAATTGTGCCATCAGCAGCTACATCCGTTAATAGATTAACTGTAAATGATTCAATTTCTTTATCATTTGTATTAGTATTAGTATCTTCAATTACAACATTAAATCTACTAGCACCAATGCTGTTGATAGATAATGAGATGCCATTACCCCATTGACCAGGACTAATAGCAGTAAATCTAACTAAAGGATATCCATCAGAAGAATAAGTAGTTACAAATGCATTTCTAGCATTATTAGATGTAGCAGAGAATCCACTCTTATTAAGAGATCCATAATTACTAAAGTTAATACCATTTAAGTTAGAGAATGTAATAGTACCACTAACAATGTTTGCTGATACAGGATCTGATAGTGTTAATACATTACCAGTTTTACTAATAACAGTAGTGCCTTGAACAATACTAGTACCAGATACAATACTATCAATTGCAATGTTAGTTGCATCTGAAACTGTTAGTGATGTAGATGCACTTGTAGCTGAACCTGTAACTACTACCTGTCCATCTGGTTCATCTAAATCAACCCATAAACTATAACCACTTGCAATTGTTACTCTATTAGGTTCATCTAAGTCAAAGAACTCAAGAGGTTGACTAACAATTTCTTCTGATAAGAATAAGGATGTACCTAATTCATTTTCTAATCTTTTAACTAGACCAATAGGTGCAATGCCTCCCATAATATCCTGAATGTTATTAATAACATCAGATGAAGTTGCTCCTTCTGCAATTGGAATCAAATACTCAGCAGAGTTAACTCTTAATGTAAATTGTTCTCCAGGATATACTTCAATTGGTACTCCTGTTACACTAAATCTAATAGATATACCTTCAGCTATTACTTTATAAATACCTGCATCAGTTGTTAGATCTAAAGCACTTCCTAATACTGCACCTGTAACTGTTGTACCAAGTGTATTAACATAAGTAGGAATATCAGCACTATCATCCCCCCAATTAACAGTAGGTAGATTAGTTGCAAATGGGTATTGATTAATGGGTAATACAACCCACTTTAATGTTGCTTTATTAGTAAGTGTAAACTCACCATAACCCGCTACTCCTGTTACTAAAGGAGCTGATAAAGTAATAACTCCAGTTAGAGGATTAACTGCTGTTATAGTGGTAGTTGTTGGGGTAGTTAATACATTAGATTCTGCACTTGCAATCTTAGAGCCAATTACTACTTTAGCTGCATTAGCAATTGATGTAGTAATAGTGGAAGCTGCTGTTGCTTGATTATAAGTAGCATTAAGTGTAATAGGACCTTGGGTAACTTTAAACAAATATCTTTTATCAGTTGTACCAGTATAACTACCACTAGAACTAATAAATGTTTCAATATAACTAGTTGCTGTGCTTATTGGTTGTCCAACAAACTTTAAGTTAACTGTTAAATTGTTTTGTTTTGTAGCAATACCACTAATTAATAAATCAATTTTTGGGGGAACTGCTTGACCAATTACTCTTTTAATTCCAAATTCTCTAGCACCTTGATCATATGCTGCTTGAAAGGATAAGTTTGCAGTACCAGTATCATAACCATATATCCTTGCAAAGTCTTTAAACTCTGATAGTAAAATAGTATTAGTTGGTCCTTTTGTAAACTCACCTACAATAGCAACTCTATTAGAAACAGTAGTGTTTATTGGGGCTCCTAAAGAGGGTGTCTCATTAAAAATAACTTCAGGAATTCTCATTGTTTATGTTATATTTTATATCTTGTATTATTGGATTTGTTTTTGCTGCTTTTGGTAGATAAGTGGTAACTAAACAAGCTGTCATTACCTCTTTAAAGTATGGATCTTTTTCCCACTCACCTCCAATAAATGATGATCTTAGTAGTTCTACTTTAGTCTTTAAGTCATCTATTTTAATTTCATATATTATTAGTCTTAATAACTCAATACATTGACTTAATATATGTAAAGCTACATCTGTATATAATTCTATATTTGTGCTATTTTCTATTACTATTTCATCATTACTAATAGGTAATTGTGTAGGCATATTTTCTAGAATTAAAGGGGTTGATTGAGAGCCAGAGGTAACACTATTAAAGTAAAAACTAATATGTATCATTGACATTACTTCATCAGTTTCACTACCTAAGTTGTAAGGTTTATATACAATAGATGCTGTTTGTGATGATGCTGATTTTGCAGTTAATGATGATATAGGTGCTGGATATACAGCACATGTTAAAGTGTTAGATGATGTCTCTAATCCACCATATAATCTATAACTTGAAATTGGTACAGGTTCATTTGTTATTGGATTAACTATTAGATTTGCAAGTATAAGAGGATGACTTGCAATACCTTTAGCAATACTGATACATACTTTATCTACTCCATGCATATTGACTTCCTATAACATCATTTAATAAAGCTATCTTATCTTTTACTCTATTCATAGTACTATTACTTCTACTTCCAAAATCAATAGCGGATGCTCCTTTATTTATTGTTTGATCTGTTGAGGGATTATTAGTTACTCTTAACACAGTTGTAACTGCTACAGATCTAGGTGCTGTAGCATAACTTGTTATAGCTGGTGCAACTAAATGATAATAAGATGCAACTGTTATTCCTTCTACATTTTCAAATTTAATATCAACTACTACTCTTACTTCTGGATTTGTAATCTTATAAGCATTTATATAAACTGCATCTTTATATATTTGAGCACCTACTACTTTAGTATCTTGCTCTACTCTATACTCTAATATACCTTGTAATAACTTAAATGCTACATCTTCTGGCTGATCTCCAAGTTCTATGTTTATTGGTATCCAAGGAACATCTTCAAATAAAGTTGATATTCTAAATAGAAGAGTTCCAGCAGAAGTACAATAGGGTGTTAAAGGATTTGAATAACTAAAGTAAAAGGTATCTATTTCAACTTTGTGATCAATTGAAGTTGATCCTGTTGTTGTAGCTGAAGCTGAACTAACTGTACCTTTATTAACATCAATAATGGCTGATAAAGGCCCTTCTAGCTGTAATGATTGATAGTTAAAATAGTTTGATGTTTGTTTACCAATTAATAAACCATCAACATAATTCTTTATATAAGTGGACTTTCTAACTAATAAATCATTAGATGTATAACTTACATTAGATACATTTAACTGTTGCCAATAAGTAGTGTTAGTTATACTGTTTACAGGAGGTGATGCAAGTATTACTTTATAACCTATATTATTACTTATAACAACATCATTTAAAGAGTATAAAGTAGTTGTACTATATGTTCCTTTATAGGATGTATAAGGTGTTAATAAAGCAGCTTTATGGATTGTTAAAGGTCTAATAGTAATAGCTTCTCTTGATACAGTAGTAGATAATCTTCTAGCTGCAAACTCTAAATAAACACTAAATGTTCTAAGAGTAAATGTTGCTGTCTTATTTAAAAATGTAGCAGTGTTTGTATAAAAGTTACTTTTCTTTATAGATATATTTGAGTCTATATTTTGAGTTCTTGTTGGTTCTGCTATTAAGTTAGAGAAGGGATAAGTTGCTGTTCCAGTTGAATAAACATTAGTACATAAAGTGTTTATATCAGATGATAATTGATATATAAAGTTCTCTATATCTTGTCCATTATTTACTATAGTTATACCTTCATTTAATAATGGTGGTGTTCCTGGTTCAGACTTTAATATGTTGTAGTATATAAAGGAGACTTGATTAGGATCAACTGATAATGTTTTAACTGTTTTAACACCTGTTAACTTAACTGATTCTGTTTCTAATCCAACATCAAATTGACTATCTAAAATAGTTGTTCTATCTATATCAGGTGAGAAGAAAAAGAAATCATTAGATGTACTAATTGATACATTTGTTGATACTGCTGATGCAGATGTATATAAGAATATAATTCTATCTAAGTTAGAATATGCTCTTGTTTCTAATGTGTTTCCTCTTTCAATTAACTTTAAAGAGTCATTGAGTGGTAATGATCTAATAATATTAGCTGCTGTTAATTCTGCTGCTACATTGACTAAACCTGAACTATATTCAGAGTTTGTCATTAAACCTAATACAGCTTGATATGTTGTTGGTATTTTAAATAATTGTGTATTATCTTTATCTTTAGCAGCAGATAATACAAGCCCTATGTTATTAAATTGATTGTAGCCTTGAAACAATATGTCATCATCAGTTATAAAAGAAGCCCCTTGTGTTAATACACATAGAGGCCTTACTAGTTTTATAAAGTTGACTGTATCAAGACTACTTTGTATGTCTTGTGCAAAGTTCATTATTGTTTATTATTTAATAGTTAATAAATATTTTATAGCTTCTATTTTGTTAGTATATTCATATTTAGAATCTACTTCTAATACTGCCTTTTTAATATCAGCAGCACTTTTATCTTCTAATTGTTCCTTAGTTAGTTTAAGTAGTTGTTGGATATAAACACTATATACTTGTTCAACTACTGGCTCTTCTTTAGTTACTTCTTTTACTTCTTCTTTAACTACATCTTTTACTTCTGCTACTGAAGGTGAAGGAGGAGTTAATTCTATAAATCTAGGTTCTTCAACTTTAGGTTCATATGTATTATCTGCTAGAACTTCAAAGTTATCTTTATCTTCATAAGGAGAAGGAGCAAAAGGAGAGTATGTATCATCAACTGTTTCATATAAAGGTTTATCACTAGGAGGTAGATAACCATCTGCTTCTTGTGGTTTATTAAACTTATATGTTTCTTGTAGTTGTTGTTTTACATGGAATGGTAAAGAATCTATAGAAGGTAACTCAATATGATCTTTATATTCATAATTTGAATTATATAGATCAATTAGTTCTGCTATCTTAGTACTGTCATAAATATCAAAGGAAAGATAGGAGTTAGCAACTAAGTAACTCCCATCTTTATATTTATAATCAGCTACTACTCTAACTTTAATGTTTGGATCAAACATGTTTAGATGTACCTATTTATTGTTAATTTGTAGTTATTACAGTAGTGTATCATATACAGGAACAAGTGAGCTAAGTACTACAGGACCTAAACTAGATACTGTTACTTTAACTAGATCACAAGGATTGTTATAAAGAGTTAAAGCGGGTCTAGCTTTAGTATTCATTAGTGAAGATCTTTGAATACTAAAAGGATTATCTAAGTAAATAGGATTGATTCTACCAAGACCAGATGCTTCTTTATTAGATAGGATGTTTAGTACTTTATCTTTAGTTCCAACATTACCTAGTTCCATATAAGAAGGACTATAATATTCATATACTGTAAAGTGAGTCAAAGAACTTACACTAGCTTCAGTTGAAATGTTAGTAGGATTGGTAAAAGGAGTAGCTAAAAGAGCACCAGTTGTTTTATTATAAACTGCAATTTCAACACCACCAATGTTTGCATTAGCATTGTTTAAAGAAGTATAACCAAAGATTCTCTTACACAAGAAAGTCTTAGATGGCGTTTCATAAGCTGTTACAGCAGCAGCAGTTGCTAATACTTTAAATTCAGCAGGAATGTCACCTTGAGTAGCTCTAAATTTAGCAAAATCATTATATGTAAAAGTACTTAATACATTAGACTTAGAACTATTATCTTGTGCTGATACTTCAGTTAATACATATTTAATACCAGTAATAGGCAATTGTAGACCTGTACCATATCTAGGGTCAGCTAGCTTTTCTCTTTCACTGGAGAAGAAGTTAAAAGCTCTATAATCTGCTTCGGTTGCAGTACCTAATTGTACTCTTTCTCTTACTGCTTGTTCACCGCCTAAAGCATTAATACCACTAATAGCAGATGGATTCATGAAGTAATTTAATACTGATTCACCAAGAGCAGTTTGTGTTACAACATAGTTAACACCAGCAGAAACTGCTGCACTTTGATCAGCAGGCTCTAAATAAGTAGGAACAGCACTTAAAACATAAGTTGTAGATGCTTTCAAAAGAGCAGAAAAGGTACTAAAATCAAAGGTTGAAAAACCATATTCTTTACCCTCTACTTCAATTGCACCCCCACTAAAAGTAATAGTAGTACCAGCAATAGCTGCTGTTGGCTTAGTAGTTACTGATGCTTGGTTGTAAGTCTTTACACCACCAGCATTTCTAGCACCTCTAAGGATTTGATTAATGTTGTATAAACCCATTTATTTCTCTTTTATATTTATTTATTATAAGTATTCTTTTTATATTTATTTATTGTAAGTATTCTTTTTTAACTTACTTTATATTGTTATACTTTATATTATAATGCTATATTATTGTAGGCTTTTATAACATAAAGTAGGCACATAAATGATAGTTAAAGATAGTAGTATTAATACAAGTGTTAAAGAGAAGGAAATACTGCCATTATTAAGTGCTAAAGAAGCTAATAAATTAGCTAATACTGGCACTAAGGAAATGGAATTACAAAAGGTTGCAGATCTAATTAGATCAAGGGCAGAACAGTTTTATTTTGACTTACAAGTTAAAGATTTAACATATTCTATATACATATATAAAGAGTTAATTAAAAAAGGATATATTGTTATACATGCAGATCTATCAAGCTTAAGTATTATGTGGAAATCAGAGCATTTAAATGATAGTTAGATTTTAAATAATAAAGGTTAAATACACTTAAGTTTAAATAATAAAAAGAGGTTAGAAAATAAAATCTAACCTCTTTTTATTATTTATTTTATATCTTTTAGAGAAACTTTATAACCAGTCCATCCTTTATAGTATTTGTTTTTATTTACTACATTTCCCATATGTGTTCTGCTTAATCTATTAATCCTACAAAAATTATTTAGATTATCAGTTATATGTTCTGTTCCAGTTTCATCTTTTAAATAATATCTATATACTACGGCGTTTTTCTGTTGAGTATTACACTGATGTATATGATATTCTCCCCACTTATTTAATACTTTTATAGAGCCTTTTAATCCATAATAAAACTCTTTAAAGTATAAACATCTAAATAATCTAGCATCATCTAAATGTAATTGTCTGCAAAAATCTATAAAACTATTATCATCTAAAATATATGTATTACCATTAATATGTTCTACAGTATATTCAAATTTACTGTCTATACTATCTTTAATATCAGGATTAGGAATATATGTAGGTAAAATTACTTTTCTAGGAGGTCTATTATAAGCTGCTTCACTAATCTTCTTTCTAGCTTCTGGGGTATGTGTTTTACCCTGCATTGGATTCATACTTGCTGAAGGATTAATATTATAACCATAATCTCTATCATAAGACTTATAAAAATCCATCCAGTACTGCTCTCTTTCAGTTAATTTAACTTTATCATTAGTACCATCTTCTAACTTTGGCACCACTTCTAACACTTCAAATATAAAGTCTTTTTCACCATATTTATTAAAAGCTTTTTGAAGATAATCATTATCATGTTGATTCCTTCTAAGATTTAATAAATGATCTCCTTTTCTACCATTTAAATATACTGTTTGTCCAATATATCTTTTACCAGTTGTTTTATTTGTAAAAGAATATATACCAGATAATTTGTTTCTCATAAAAAATAAAGGGAGTAGTTGTTTACTCCCTTTATTATATTCTATTATGTATCTTTTGTAAACTAGATTATGAAGGACCGTAACCCAGTTTTTAAAAGATACTTGGTTTAGACTTAAGTGTATCTTTTAGAGGTTAGATACTGCCATAGCCCAAATCGCCTAAAATACCAATTCTAGTATTAATATCTTGAATTGTACCAACAGTCATATGAGCAACTCTATGAGGATATAGGAGATAAGGAAGGCCAGCATTACCTAGTTGCAAGTACATACCAGGAGCAGCAGGAATAGGAGTATCTCTTTGCTCTCTCATCCAAAGTCCAGGTTCACCACCACTTTCTTCTGATACACAATATTGTGTTCTACCAGGAGCTTCATAAGTACCATCAGGATTAACTTCAGATACAAATACAACCTTATTTCTAGGCCATAGATACTTCCTTACACCATCTACAGGATCTCTATACCAAGTTTCAACTGTTCTAATAGGTACACCCGCAATGGACATAATACCTTCGGGGCCCACACCAATAGAACCAAATGCATTAGCAGCTAGTTCATTAGCTTCAACTTGATAGCCACCACCAGTGTTATTAATCATAACTTGCTTATCACCAGTTTGAGCACCAAATCTAGGAATAAGACCACCAGTTTGAAGTTTAATTTCATTGTTTTCACTAATGATTTGCTTCAAGTCAGGGTGAATATACATAGCAGTTACTCTAGTTTTATTGGTGGTTTTAAACCAATAAACAAACTTTTGAATACAACTTACAATAGCAGCATCTGGCTCAGTCCAAGGTACACCAGCAGTAGAAGCTTGAGGAGTATTATAATCAATCAAACCTCTAAACAAGTTAGCTTCATTTCTTCCTCTATAACCATTTACATTGTTATAAGACCAGAAGTTATGAGCAGGAATCTGAGCAGAAACACTAACTGGTTGACCACTTCTAGGATCAGTATAATTAATACCACCAAGAAGAGTTAGACCTCTATAAACATCCCATGTTAGGTTATGTGTTTCAACTAGCTTTTCAACTTGCTTTGTAACATAAGCTTGTGGATCTTCAAAGTCATTTAAGGTGCCATCTTTGATTCTAATGTTTACATCACCCCAACTAATATAATGTGATCCTCTAAGGTATAAAGGTTGAATATATCTTCTTTGAGTTGTGTATTGAGAAACTCCTAATAGTTGATCTGGTTCACCAAATTTAACAGGAGGAAGTAAAGTACCACTTGTTTCAAATCTTTGTTCAATTGCAACAATAGGTTGTTTGATGGTTTGATCAGGAAATAGTTCTTTTAGGGGAGTTGAACCAACTAAAGGTAAGAAAGACTTAGCTAGTTCTAAATAAGTAGGTACACCTGGTTTTTCACTAGTACTTACTGTTTCCCAAGGAGATGCATATGCATCCATATTAAAAGAAGGAATTTGTTGTAATGCCATTTATATTCTCTTATTTATTATTATTATTTATTAGTTTATATTTATTTCTTAATCTTACCAGATTCTGCTTTAGCTCTATTAGCTTCAATTACTTGATTAATATAGTTTGCTTTAACAGGAGTAGATTGAGCACCTACTTGAAACTCATCTTGAAAACTAGTAGAACTTAGTTTAACTAATTCAATTAAAGAATCTTCAAATGATACATCAGTTTCTGCACCATTAATAGATAACTTAACTACAGAATTACCTTCATTTTCAATTAGCTTCTTAGTTAGAGAAATTGCAGCAGGAGTAACACCAGAATCAAACAAACCCTTTAGTTTACTATTAAGTTGTCTTGCTTTATCACTGCTAGATAGACTAGTTACATATTGTGCAGTCTTATCAAATTCATTTGCTTTAGTTAGTACATCAGATACTTGACTCTTCATGCTTTGAACTTCACTTGCTAGTGCAGCTACAGTCTCAGATGTTTGACTAATAACATTATTTACACTTTCATCAAACTTAGTTGTAAGACTGTTAATAGTATTAGTAAATGTTTCTGCTTGAGTGCTTAATACTTTAGTTAGAATTGCTTCAATATCTACAGATTGTTTAACTTCAGAAGGGGTAGATACAGAAGGAGTTGTTACTTCAATTGGAGTGGTTGACATTTTTATATATTCTTGTTCTGTTTTTGTTTCTATTGTTGGTTCTATTGTTTGTGTATTAACACTAATAGTAGTTGATAGTTTAATACATATTGGACTTATAATCTCTTCATTATTAGTATTATTACTTTGTGATAAAGCTACTATCTTATTATCATTGAAAGGCATAAAAGGTGCATTTGTTAATGCTGTCCTTAGTAAAGTAGGTCCTTTTGATTCTCCTGTTACTTTATCTTTAAAGTTTTGTTGAATCTCAGGTGAACTATATTCATAATCCCCATTTTTAATAAGATTATATGTTTCTAAGTTAATATCATATACTCCATATACTATATCATTCTCTACTACTATATCTTCTAAGTCTCCTCTTTTTCTTTCTCCATCAATGCTTGCTGGATCAGGTGAATCAGTTGGATGACCTAGGGTTGCATATGGTTTAAAACCTAATACATTTGATTTGTAGTTATCTTTAAGTTTTTCAATATAGCTATCTGTAACTCTCATTAAACCATATCCAGGAACATGCCAATTACCTTTTATTAAGAGAGGTATCTTTGCTTTTGTTTCTGATATATTAGCTTCAATAGATTTAGTGTTTAATACAGGATACTGCATTATTTATATTACTGTTTAGTGTATTACTATTTACTTTTTATAAACCTAATATTATATCTTATTTGTATATATTTGTAGGCATTTATGTTTACTTATTATAACTAAATAGGTGTTATATAAGGTAATATACATAATATATAATACCTTAAATTAAAATGGAAGATAATACAACAAATTTGTTAGATATTAAATTTACTAGAACACATGCTTTAGCAGAAGAAGTTAGAGCAGAAGTTAGTTCAGTACTTTATAGTTTAATAGCTACTTATAATGATGCTCATGGTAGAGTTTGGGAGGCTCATTGGAATAGTGAAGGTAGTAGTTTTATTTCTATTCATAAACTATTTGAAGAGATTCTAGATACTATTGGTGGTTTTATTGATCCTCTTGCTGAAAGAATTAGATCATTTGGTGCTATGGCTAGAGTTAATCTAAAATTTAGTATTGAGAATACATTATTAGATGATATAAATGAAATATCTAATGATATACAAAGTAACATTACTCTTATTGTTAATGCATTAAAAACTATTAGTGGCTTGTTATATATGTATATTAATAGATTAGATAGTATAGATAAGACTACTAGTAATATGTTGCAAGAACACTCATTAGCTGTTGATAAGTATATATATTTACTTCAAAGTAACTTGTTTAATAGTTAATACATAACACTGTTACAACTTAATAATTAACTTATTTAGGCTCCTTGTTGAGCCTATTTTTATGGCAATTTATAATTTTCCTTATCATACAAAATCAAATGATTATAACTTTGCAGATCTAATAAAAGAATGCAATGAAGATATATTATATGCTCTATTAGAACTTAACTACTTTAATCCTATGGCTATTACAATACAAAACTATTTAACAGACAAACAACTAGACTTTCTAATGTCTAATACATTATCTATATTTGACAAGGAAAGTGCCACTTATACTTTTATTAGAGAGATATTTAAAGCTGATGAAAAGAATATTCCAATAGATGATTCTATATTCCTTTGTAGTATATTTGAGCTTGTTAATTTGTATTTATACATCTTTGAAGTTGATAAGATAATTCCAACTTTAAATAAGAAGGCTAATACAAACTTTATAAGTAAAAAGTTAGGCCTTAGCAGTTATGAAGACAATGAATGTATCTGGATTACTTATAGAATTAATCCTAATAAACAAACAGTTAAGTTACAGTTTGATATATTTACTTTACAATTAACTTATACTAGATCTTATGACAAAGAAGCTACATCTCTGTTTAATAAGATTAATTATAGAGTAGATAACTTAAATGAGTTTCTATTTAAAGTTTGTACTATATATGATGAGTTTATTGAACTGATGCCACAAGAGGAATTGGACTTAGAAGGTGCTTTTTTGTGATTACTATTACTGAAAAAGAGAAACAGTACTTGTTAAATGTTAATGCTGAAACATTTATAGATAAGTTATATAGTAAAAGCTTATTTTATGAGATGTTAGGTGCTGAAAGCTTACTTACTAACAAGGATGCAATACAATATAATTTTAGTATTGTTACTATAATAGGTCTTTATAATTTTATTGTAAATATTATTAACTCCAACGTACAAGAGGCTTTAAATTTAAGACATCCTAATAATGATATTAGAATTACATTATATAAAGGTTTAATTATAACTTTTTATATTAGACCAGAAGATGATTGTTGGCAGTTTAATCCTAATAAACATTTTCAAAAAGATTATGAATATGTATTAGAAACTAAAAATATGATGCCTCTAAGTCCTTTTCATCCTGCTCCTATTAACTATGTAATAAAGGATTTTTTAGTATTAAAAGATGTACTTAGTGTTAATAATAAATTTAACTTTTATATACAAGATTGTGGTGAGTTTATAAGTAAGATGTTAGTGCTTTATAATGACTTTGTAGATAATATTCCAGTATAAATAAATGGCCCAAATTAAAATATTAGATAAAGAAAAGGATTACTTATTAAATGTTAATGCTCAGCAGTTTGTTGACAGTTTAAGTAGTGCTAGTATCTTTTATGAGTTATTAAGCTTTGATAAATTAGCAATTGAGAGGGATCTAAAAGATGTTAGACTAAGTTATAATAATATATCTTTGGTAGGTATTTATAATGGTATTTTGAATGTAATATGTCATAATTTATATGAGGCATTAGTTTTTAGACATCATCTTATTTATAACAAACAGGATAAACAAATTGATCTAAGAAGTTTTGGTTTACACATTAATAATGTAAATTATCAACCAGATAAAACAACTTTAGAATATGAATACTTAATTGCTTATCCTTATAGGTCTAGGAACTCCATCAAATTATTTGATAATATATCTGTTGGCAATCTAAAACTACAAGTATTTGAGCATACTATAACTATATGGGCTCAAGATATGCCTGATGACTTTCTACCTAAAATGTTAATATTATATCAGGACTTTGCAAATGCAATCCCTATATGATCAAATTAGAATATTAGATAAAGAAAAAGATTATTTACTATCTATTAATGCTAAGCAGTTTGTTGATAGTCTATCTAGTAAAAGTATCTTTTATGAGTTGATAAGTTATGATTTAAGGAATCAAGATAATAGAGGGCTTTTTAATAACATAACATTAATGGGTGTTTATAATTTTATATTAAATCTAATAGCTTATAATCTCTATGAAGGTTTAATGTTTAAACATTATACAACTTTTGATAAACAAGATGTGGTGTTGGTATTAGAAGATCTTTGGTTAAAGATTTATCCTTTAAATTATTTAAATGAAGAAACTAAAATACCTAAAGATTATAATTATTATTTTTCCACTGCATATGAAAACTCTATCAAGATAAGAGACAGAATTGATAGATCATTAATAGAAGTATTTGGTAATGTTGAACATGGTATTAGTATTAAAGATACACAAATGAATGGAGATTTCTTACCTAAAATGTTAATACTATATCAAGATTTTGCTGATAACATTCCTATATAATGTATATACAAATAAAGAATCAATTAAATAATAAATGAAGAATCCTTTACTATATTTAGCTATTAATAATTACATGTCTAAATTAATTATTGGTGGTGCTTTTAAGAATGTTAATGTGTTAAAAGATGGAGGTCCTAATGATGGTTATATTTATTATGATGTAGCATTAGGAAGTAGTTCTAGTACTAATAAGATTGCACCTATAGCTGATCCTCATACTATTGTTAATAACACTATTGCTGGTATGTTAATCATGGAAGGTTATTGTGTTATTAATTCATTAGAAGATACCTTTGTTGTTAGCAATGATAAGGGTGATACATACTTTATACAAGGTAACTCTTGTGACTGTGCTGATAGGTTTAGTCCGTGTAAACATGTATTGTTTACACAATGGTATATGAACTTCAGAAAGAATCAAGTTAAGTTGTTACATAAAGCTAAAAACTAATTATATATATATATATATAAACAATAAAAAACAACATTGGAAGTATATCTAATGTTGTTTTTTATTGTTTATATTTAAATTGTATTTAGTATTTAAACCATAAGTTTAAACCTTGTTTTATGTATATTAGTTTTACTATTCTAGCAGTTGGAGTTAAGGTAAATGATGTATCTATTAGTGATCCTACTAATGCAGTTTTATTTTGAAATACTATATTATAATTACCAACATTTACTAGAGTTAGTTCTTGTGCATTGCTTGTTGCTCCTATGATACTAGGAGTTGATATTATAGTTACATTAGCAGTTGATGTTAAGTTTAAACAAGAATATGTTGGATTAATAGATAAATCTTCTACAACAGTTATAATTGGACTTGGATTAAGTCTTGCTACCGTTGTTGTAGGTATTGAGTTAGTTGTACCATATTCCTTCCATCTAATAGGTGATGTTGATATTAATGTATATTCTAACTCATTATCTAATTGTAAGGCTCTTTTATATAACTCAGATGAGTTAATAGAGGTTAAGGCTAATCTTTCTGTAACATTGTTAAATACCCATCTGTAAGGTGTGTGATTATCAATTGTTGTTACATCTTTATGTGCAATACTCATTATACATCCTCATGATCATTAGGTATTCCTAGTTGATTTCTAATAAATTTTCTATCCATTTCACTTACTAATGGTGCTATAACTCCTGCTTCTGTTAATATCTTTGCACTTTCTGCCATTACTTTATAATCAACATATCTTATTGGTTTGATTATAAATTCTCCATAGTTATCAGCATGATCTACTAGTTTTGGTGAAAAGTTATAAGTTATTAAAGTCTTTATAAGTTGATCAATTAATACTTCACTTACTTTTATAGCTATCTGTTCAATAGACATTTCAAACATTTCAACTTGCTTTTCAGTTGTTCCACCAGAACCTAATCCTAAGTCTTGATTCTTTATAAGTAAGTTAGGTATTCCCATAGCATGTAACATGTTTTGATCACACTTATCAATGGCTGTTATAAATGAATCTCCAAAGTTATTACCAGTTGTTAATGACTCTACTTTTGGTTCTGGTGCATCTTTGTTTCCTTGTCTTTCAAGTATTAAAACAGAACCACTTCTTAAGTCTTGTAGTTCATCTTGTAATGCTTCTCTAAACATCTTTTTTCTAATAGTACCATCAACTTCTTCCATGTCTTCAGTTGTTTGTGTGGCTGGCACTATAAAATACATTAAAGGTGTTCCATATCTGTCTAATGCTATAGAATACATATCAACAAAAGCTGCTTTGTATAAAGACCATTGAATAGCTGCATATAAAGCTGGTGTGCCATGAGGATTATTACCTTCATCTTTATATGTAGCTATAATTAACTTGTCTTTAGCAAGTCTTATATGTGATCCTGTGTTGTTTCTATCAACTTTATACATCTTTTTATCTTCAGTTAAAATAGGTCTAGGAACCCAAACACCTGTATTAAATTGGCTATTTAACACTTGTTCTCCATGTGTTAAAGTACCATAGTTATTTAATCTTAATATAACTTGAGATGTATGATAGTTTATTAAATCTTTTACCCATAACTGAGGGGTGTCACCATCCCACTTCTTTTCCCATATTATCTCTGATACAGACTTACCTGACCACAACATAGAATATGTTATATTTTCAATCCAGTGTCTAATCTTATGTTTTAAGTTAGCTTTTATAAACTTTCTTATGTCTGGATTAGGATGATTATAGGAACCTATCTTAGCCAAAACTGATAATACTATCTTATCTAAACCATCAGATATTATTGGTTCATTCTTTCTAGCATAGTCCCATGTTGCTAAAGCATATTGATGTGGCCCTGTATTTACATACAAAGAATCACCATTACTTACAAATGAGGTGGCTCTACCTAATTGTTTGTAAGTGTTTGGTCTTACTTTGTTAGAAGTATCTCCAAACACTTGTAATGGTGGATTTGTTTTGTATTTAGAGAAGTTTATTTCTCCACTAGAAGGAGGAGATGATGCTTTTTGTTTAGTCTCCTCCTTCTTAGTTGATGTAGTTGCTTTTGTATTATTTGTTGCCATTTAGTGTTGTTATCTCATACTTATACTAGACATTGGTATACCATCAAACATTGACCTAGAATGATTTTGAGTTGAAGATTGAAGGTTTTTCTTTAGTTCTTCTTTTTCTGCTTGAGCTGCCTTGTGTCTTTCAATGTTTACTTTGTTAACTACAATTTCAAATGCTCTTCTCTCAACTTCATCTAAGTCTAGCCAGTCATTACCATAGGGTATCTGTATAGTGCCACTAATTTGTATGTAGTTATTTAAGTTGTATGCTTCTATGAAGTGATTGGCATAACCCTCAAACGTTAACTCTCTTAATAATATTAAATCTTCTGATATTGGTATGTCTCTATAATACTTTTCAGGATAGTTAGAGTCATAGTTATATATACACTTTCTAGTTGTTACCATTGGCAGTTTATATAATACTGCCAACGATATTGCAACATCTGTTATGCGGTTATAGCTGTAGTAGGGGCTGAAGTAATAGGTGAGGCCACTTGTTTCACTACTGACTTTCCCTCAAGAAGTGCCTTAACCATGTCTTGTGCTCTTTGCTTAGCAACATCATCAGGAAATACTAAGGGCATAAATACTTCTAGATAAATATTTACATCTTTCAATGACCATTCAGATACTTGATCAATAGGGTCAAGACCAGCTTGCAAAGGCAGTCCATCTACAAATTCAAGCATACCAAATGCTAAAAACTCTTCAATTGACCAACCTACTTCATTTTGTTGTTGTCTAAATCTCTTAACTGCTGCTTGTCTATCTCTGTATGTAGGAAGTCTAAAAGAGATAACTTTACCAGAAGGAAGAGGAATTTCAAATACTGTTGATGCTGTGGACATATTAGTTGTTATTAAGGTTTGTTATTGTTTTAATTGTTGTAATTATTTATTATAAATAACTTATAAGCACTGTTATATTAACTGCTTACTTATATTTATTTATTAACTGTAATTATACTAGTATATACATTAATAATAGTCAAATATATATTATAAGTAAGCATTAAATGTCAAGTTATTTCTCAAACACTGAATATCATTTAGAACATAGAAGACAATCTGTTAGTAGTCTTCATGGTTTTATAGAACAAGGTAATAGAAGTGCTCTTGCAACTTCTGTTGGTTATGGTTTGTATAACAGTGAAGTCTTTACTAATGAGTTAGGCTCAACTAATAGTGATTGGCAAAATGCTATTGGTATGACTAGTGATATATCAGGTGGTATGTTTGATCCTAAACATGTTACTACTACTGGTAAAAGAGAAGCATTCTCTAATAAGTTTGTATTAGGTCTTAGTCAAACTGTTACTACTAGACTGTTTACTGAGTTTGATAGTAATGTTTCTAATAGCTTATTAGATAGTAGAAAGAGTCTTAAGTTCTTAGTTGGTGAAGCTTATAGAATTGATCCTACTGAGACTAAAGCTTATGCTAGTCAAGTGGTATTTGAAAATATATTTGGTAATGTTTTAGCTAAAAAAGGTTTATACATTGAAGATCCTACTAAAGCTAAAGATAATTATTACTTAGATCAAAGCTATCAGTATGCTAATGCTTTTAGTCGTGTTCAATCTAGTTCTAATATTAGAGATATGGAAGCTAGAGGACAAGAGACATTAGAGAGATTAGTTAATGCTGATCTATTTGGTAGTGGTCTTGTTCCTGTTGATGGTAACTCAGCAGATGAGCTTAGAGCAATTAATGAAGGTACTTTTAATAGTAGTAGAAGTAAAGCTGGTAAGACTATTACTGACTTAGACTTTGTTAGAAGTAAGTCTTATGTTAATGAGTTAACTAAGGGTGGTGTTAGTATAAATAGAAGAAACATTAAAGCTATTGATACTAGTATTAACAATAGTTATAAACAAAAAGCAGCTAAAGTGATTGATGATGTTAAGTATCAAACTAGACCTGGTATATTACCATTTGTTTCTATGTTTGAATCTGCTAAAGAAAGCATTACAATTGATACTTTCCAATATCAAAATAGAGCTATTAGTGATGTTGTTGTTAGTAAGATCTATAGAGAAATCATAGGTAATGAGAACTATGGCTTTAAAGTTAATATGATTGTTGGTTCTCCTATTCCAGGTGATGAAGGTACTAGTGCTGCTATCTTTGGGCCTAATATACTTGAAGTTGCAAAGATGGAGAAGTTAAAAGAAACTATTATCAATGAACTTGTTAATAGCAAGAAAAAAACTAGACAAGAAGCAGAAGAGATTGTTAATGGTAAAGATGGGGTTCCTGGTGTGTTTAACATTAAGCTTGCTGGCCCTGCTCATCATAGAAAGGTTTATATAACAGATCAGGTTGCTGTGTTAGGCTCTATTAACTTAACTAGTCCTGTTGGTGATTCTATATTTAAAGCTGGCTCCAACTATGAAATGTTAGGCATGTTTCATAGTAATAAGGATTTAATTAAAAAGAGACAAGAATATATTAACAGGTTACCAGAACTATTAAATAATTGGACATCTTTTAAAGACTTCTCTGGGTTAGCACAACTTAATTTGTTATTAGGTAAGTTTGATCCTCAAAAGTTAAATGATAATAAGGTTAATAAATATAAGAAGACTGTATCTGCTCTTATGTATGAACAAGTTGTTGCTGCTCAAAAACAACAAATAACAACTATAAGTAGTCAATCTAATATTAAGTTTGCAACTGATATTATGTATACATTGAAGGCTACTGTTGACTATTTACACACTGAAAGTGGTAGAGAAATGAATAGTAGTTTAGACGAATTAAAGGGTAAATATACTGGTGATTTAGGTATGACTATGGTGCTTGATCAAGCATACTTATTACATGTTAATCATTTAGATGTTAATGGTAGTGATCCTAATAATAGAGCTAATAGATTTAATGATGCTACCAGTCAAGAGATTGGTGAAATGGGTAAATTTAGTTCCAATACTCTTGGAAGTGGTCAGTTTAGATCAAGACAAGATGTTAGATATGAATTGTATAGAGACATACAAAGAAAGAACTTTAGTTTGATAGCAATGGGTATTAGTAAGGTTGTAGTTGATACTAATAACTTTACTAAACAGGTCATAGAACCTACTTGGAATTATTTAAATGATAGGTTTGGTGCTAGGTTTCATAATGAATTTAGTGGCTCTATTAGTGGCTTTGTTAATGCTGTAACAGAGAGTAATCAATCACTAAATAGAAAGGTTGAACTTATTAATGCTCAATTAGATATTACTGATGGTAAGAACTTAACTGCATTACAAATGCTTGCTATTGCTAGTGGTAATATGGCTGGTGCTGATGTTCCTAGACAACATAGTAAGTCTTTTAGTGCTTATAGATATGAATCAGCAACAAGAAAAGATGGTAGTACATATGTTAAATATACTCAGCAAATAGCTGGTACTGCTGCTAACTCTTCTAACTTTAGTATGAACTCATTAGGTGTTGATATTAGACCTGATAATAAGTATCTTGGTGTTGGAGGTAATGATCCATATGTTAGTGATGAAATGGGTGCTGTTTATGTTAATAGAAAGTTATTCATTGATGCTGCTAAGGAAAGTAATACTGGCTATGACCAAGACTTTAGAGATAACATTGAGGCTTTAAACTTAGGCTTTAGTAATGAATATTCTTTATTAGCAGAAGAAGAAATGTATGAGTTAAAAGATAATAATAAGGCTGTAACTATGTCTTATGCTCAACTTAACTATGGTAATAGGTTAGATAATGGTTTGTTACCCTCCATTGAAGGTTTACCATACTGGGCTAGACAATCTAATACTGGTGATCTTTTAAAGTTAGAAAGTACTTTAAGGGAGATGAGTAAAGGGTTAGGGGATGCTATGTCTATTACTAGAAAGTATGATAGATTTGGCACTCCTCTTATGTTAGAAGTTGCTATTATGCCTGGTAAGTTATTAGGTTTAAACACTAATACTAGTAGGCTTACTTATACTCTTGGTATGTTACAAGGTACTGCTAATCAACCTGGTCCTGTGTTCTTTCAAAAGGAAGGTAAGTTAATATATAACAGTAACTTTACTAATAATACTGGTGGAAAGATTAGTTGGAAGTTTGGGGATAGACCTGGTGTTTTAGAACATGGTCAATCTGCTGAGATGTCTAGTATTGATAATACTACTAGTATCTTTGCTACTATGATTGGTGAGATGGCTTATAAACAAGCTATTAGTAATCCTGCTAGTAAGTTAATAGGTGTTGATGCTGATACTAAAAGAGGTTTAGCATTAGACTTTGCTATTTCTTTGATGGGTGATACTAGATACATGTTAGCTGATAATAAGGTTGGCATAAATACAGATGGATTAGCTTATTCTAATAACTTGTTTGATAGGGGTAGATCTAATAACTTGTTTGATAGGGGTGGATATAAAGACCTTGCTAATGCATTGGAAAGTAGATTTAATGCTGAAGGTATTAGTTATTTAGATACTACTAGACAGTTAGCTGGTGTAGATGTTTATAACAGGTTAAATGTTAATGTTAATGTTGAAGGTACAAAGTTTGGCATTAAGTTAACAGATCAAATACAAAATATTAGAAATGCTAAAAGTGGTGATGATGTTTTTACAGCTATACATGCTATTGGTCAACTATTAGGTCAAGAAGGTTATCAAGATTTAACCTTAGATGTTCTTAGAGTTAATAGTAAATATAATGCTGAAAGAGATTTAAATAGTCAGATGACAGAGTTATCTAAAACTATATTTGATCCTTATTTACAAGCTCACCAGGCTATTAGTTATGCGGCAGGTGTTCCTGCTAGTAAGTATATTAATTATGGTTTAGATGCTGGTAATGAAAGAGCTATGAGTTTACTAAACATTGCTGATGTTAGTAAGAACCCTCTTCTACAAACATTACAATATGCTAGAACATTTGCTAGAGATGTTAGTGTTTATAGTGGTTTTGGTACTGATTATGAAGGTAATGAAAGGTTTTATTTAGGTGGTGTTGCTGAAGGTGTTTCTACTCAGAATAAGAAAGGTTATCAACTAGAATCATTTGGTGTTAGAAATAAGTTTCCAACTGATAGGAATAGTATTGATATCCTTGAAGGAACTGGTATTGGTGTTCTTATTAGTAAGGATAAACTTGTTAATAGTGGTGACTTTAAAGACAGTGAAGTTGATGAGATTATGACATTGTTAAATGTTAAAGGTAATCAAAGAGGTATGTTATTTAATCTTGATCCTAGTAAACCAGCACAAATTAACCAAAGAATTAAGAATGCTCTTGGTAGTAGATTAATGTATGAAGTATCTGAAGAGGCTTCTAAGACTATATTAGAAAAGGGTAGTTTAAAAGAATATAATGCAGGTCAAAGAAAGGGCATTGCAGATAATATAGCTCAATTAACATCTTTATTAACTGATGATAAAGCTAAGAAGTTTATACATAATTATCTAACAGCAGAAGAAGTAAACTTAGGTTCTATGTTTGATACTGATGTTAGAACAGTGCTAAATGAAAGTGCTTATAACTTTGTATTAGCGCAGAGAAAAGAATTATTTGATAAGTTTAAAGATTTAAACTTAAGTGAGACAGAGAGAGAAGATACTAATCAAATACTTAACAACATGTTTAGAATGAAGATGATTAGTTATAGTAGTGTTGCTAATAGTGTTGGTTCAGTTGTTGGAGGTAGAAGAGATAAACAACAGTTTGTATTATTACAACTTAATGGTGGTTATAGTGATCACTTCTATACTAATCCTAAATTTAGAACACAACATTATGCTGGTATGCCAACTGTTACTAATACTGGTATTAAGGCTTCTATGTTAGATGCTAGAACACATGTTGGTGAAGTAACTTTTAGTGGTGATATGTTGCAAAAGAATGGCCTTGTTATTAATGAAGGTGATACTTTTGTATATGATAGAAGTGTTAATAAGGTTGTTCAAATTAGAGCAGATGGTGGAGATAATGTAACTTATGTTGGAGGTACTGGTAGTGCTGATTATTTAATTGGACAGATTGAAAACTTCAGTTTATTTGGTAAACCTGTAGCATCTGTTAAACAAAAGTCAATTAGTAATAGACCTGGTGAAGATTCAGTTCATCTTATTCTTACTGCTGGTAGAGTTGAAGGTGGTAGTCCAGGCACTAATGAAATAAAATACCAAGTAAGTGCTTTGCCAATATTACAACCTGGTTCTGGTAGAAGACATGAAGGTACTGCTGCTGGTCTTTTATTTAAAGGTGTTGGTGCTGCTTTAAAAGGTAGTCAATTTGAGGGTGTATTTAGTAGTTTTATGAAATCATTAGGCTATGAATCTACTTTTAAAGATGATATGGGGGCTATTAAAACAGTTGAAGCAGGTATAAGTAGTGCTAGTATTTTAAAGAATCAAGTATCTGATGTTTATGGCTTGATTAATCCTAACAACTTAAAGAGTGGCTTCTTTATGGATCATGCTTCTATGTTGTTTACTAAAGATGTAACTGGTCCTGATGGAGTTAGAACTAAACTTGCTAATACTCTTGTTAAACAGACTAATAGAATGTTAGCAGCAGCTTTGATTAGTCAGTTTGGTTTAGACATTATAGCTGATGGTTCATATGAAAGGAATAAACCAGGTGATGCTTTAATGTTGAATGATCAATATGTTAAAGCTTATAAGAAGGCTGCTATTAAAGGTGAGTTTGGCACCTTTATTAGAATGGCTGAAATGCAGAATGTACTTACTGGTAAAGCTACTAGATCAAAGGATAATATCTTTGGTAGTATTCCACAATTCATTATGAATAATAAGGAACTTGTAGGATCTATTAGAGATGCCATATTAACTGATAGTGGAGATTTAACAGGCTTATTACAAGGTTATGTTAACACTGTTGGTAGTAGAAGTGGTGATGGTTATGTAATTAATAGTAGTGACTTATATACTAGAGGTGTCTCTGCTATGTTAACTGCTATTGATATGTTTGGTCAGCTTAAGAATCAAAGAGGTGACATTAGTATGGTTACTGATTGGATGCTTAAAATGAAGGTAAGACAAAATGATGGTACTACTGGTAAGTTTAATGATGATTCTTTTATTGGTCCTTTAAAGACAAGTCCACTATCAGAAATAGGAGCTTTAACAAGAGCTGCTACACCTAATGCAGTTACAGGCAATTATGATGCATACAGTGGTGTAGTTTTAAATGATCCATTGTTGGAAATTGCAGCAGCTTTAGGTGGTAGTGATAATGCTTTTAATATGACTAATGAGGAGAAAGAACAACTTGCTAATCAAATGGGTATATACTTGCAACAAAACTATGCAGTGCAATTATCATTGTCTATATCACCTTCTGCTAGTAAAGATCCTCTTGGTAAGAACTTAAGAGCTAAGACTGAAATGCAACACTTGTTAGCACCATTAGAAGCTCAATCTAAACAGTTTACTAGAACTGGTAATAAGGGTAACTTAGCGTATGTGTTAGGTACTGTTGTTGCTGCTCAAGAGATTGGACTTATTAGTGTTGGTATGGCTGATAGTGCAGAGTATTTAAAGAGTATACAAGCAATTCAAGCATTAGATCCAGTAACTATGAGTGGCTTCTTTGGTAGGGACTTCTTAGGAGTTTATTATAATGCTAATGAGAATAGTAGTGAGTTAATAAAAGAATATAGAACTATTTATAAACCATCTATTAAAAAGAACTTTGATGTTAGTAAAGTAGAAGATTACTATAATAACGGTGATTTAACTCTTGCTGAAGCAACATATGTTGATGGGTTAAATAGGGATAAACATAATAGTGATCCTACTGCTAAGCTTACTGATTATGCTGGTCAATTAAGGCGTGTTGGTCAACATATAATTGAAGCTTTAAGAAAGTCTGCCATAACTTATAACTTAGAACAAAGTAAAGGTATGGGTACAGATATAACTCAACCTAAGCTACAAATGTTACAAGATACTGGTAATAGGACTTATAACATATTAATGCCAAAAGTAGTTGGTGGACCACTTGTAGATCAAATGACTGGAGATGTTAATACTGTATTTAGTAATACTCAAAACACATATATATTTATGCCTGGTGCTGATTTGTTAAATCAAGTTGGTTCATCTTTTGGTGACTTTGTTAGTGATATTGTTGGTAAAACATTAAATATGCAAAGTTATTTTGTACCAGGTACTGCTGAAAATGATGTAATGATTAAAGTTGCTAAAGCTAGAGCAGCACAAAAGAATAGTGCCACCTTCAATGTTAATTTAAGCCCTGAAGAGACTGATATGATTGCTAGATTAGGTTATCTTGGTGATGAGTTATTACAAGCTATATCAGAAGCTAGTTCTGATACTTTAATGCAAAAAGCAGTTGCAGGTCATGGTACTGAGTTTGAAGGTTATGTTAGTACTGGTATTCCTAACTTAAGTTTAGCTGCTAACATGAATGTTATGCCCCAATTTGTTAATGAGAAGTATGGAGCACCTGAAGGTATTGCTAGTCTTAGAAAGAAACTATTTGAGGTTACTGCTGCTGCACATTTAACATATACAACACTTGGTAGTGAGATGTCTACTAAGTTTAAGAATTATCAAAGTAATAAACAACTACAAGATTTTAATCAGTCATTAGGTACTGTATTAGATTATCAAAAGCAAATGCTTGTTAGAGGTATTTCAACTATGGCAGCATTAAAATTGCAGAATGGTGTTGAAGTTATTGGTGGTGCTCATAATTTACTTAATCAAGTACAAACTGGTAAGACTACTGATATAAATGATTTAGATGCTGCTGTTGAAAAGGCTCAAAATTCATTTAATACTGTTAAGAAAAACTTAGATGTAACTGGTGCTTATGATAAGGCATATGTTGCTAGTTATGTATTAGCTAATCTGCAATTTGCTAAGTTGAAAGCTGATACAAAGTTAGCTGAAAACAGTCTTAATCCTAAGAAGAGAGAAGAATATAAAGGTTTAATAGGTACTGTTAATGATTGGATGTCTGAAAGAGGTTACCAAGATGCTATATATCTTGGTAAGAATCATGAGATTAGAGACTTTATTCATAATAGTACTATGAAGAATAGATATAGCATGGGCCTTGATCTTGTTAATCATTATAGCAAGGAATTAGAGGGTGCTATGAGAGGTAAACATACTGTGTATAAGCAAACTCATCAAAGTATTACAGATCTAATTAATGACACTGCTGATCCAAAAACAGGTGGTAACTTTGAAGCTGCTAGACAGATTACACTTGAATACATTGACAATAGAATAAAGAACTTAGAGAACTTTATGGAGGGCTTTGCTCCTACTTCTACTAAGAATGCTAAGTCAGAACAAGAACACTTTATAGTAGCTGCTAATAGAAAGAGTGTTGGTTATATGATTAATGATATGACTAACATTAAAGAACAAGTGGCTGCTTATAAGGATCAAGGAGGCACTTTAAGTACTAAGTTCTTACACTATTCATTACAAGAATTAGGCTACATTCATAATAGTATGAGTGAACTTGATAACATGCAAAATCAAAGCTGGAGATCAGCACCATATGGTTCAACTGAATCTCATCTTGCTACTTTAATGGCTATTAGAGGTGTTGATCAATTCAATAAAATGATTGATAACTTAGCAATAGATGACAATATTGTTAGGTTTGATGTTGATAGAAGTAAGAGTATTTCAATCTTTAGTGGTTTGTCATTCTTAACTAGTAACTTAGGTGACTTTGATGGTGATAACTATATGACGTTGCTACATAAGGTTACTGAAAAGATTAATACAATTGATGATAGAAGATTTGTAATTGAACATAAAAAGAAAGAAATTAGTTCAATGAAAGCTTTTGTTGGTCCTATATCAGACACAGAAGCTCTTAGTAAATTAGAGAAGACATTAGCCAATGAAGAAGCTAAATTATTTGAAGATGCTATGGCTTTAAAGTCATTGCAAAAGGATATGAATGCTCCTGATAAACAAAGTAAGATGGCAAAAGATGTGGCCTCTTATATGGGTATTGATAGTAGATTCTTTAGAGGTAGTAATGAAGGTGGTTTTAGAAGTCAGGGTACTATTAATGTTAGTTCTATGGCTGCTATGTTAGATCAAGGTAAAGGCTTATATGGTGGTATGCAAGGTGTTAATAGTGAAATGAATACTAGAGTTGAGGACTTGTTAAATGCTTCTTTGGGCAGTAAACATTCTGTTGGTTTAACCTTTGATAAGAATACTTTAGATGATATGATAAAAAGCATAGAAACAGGTTCTGATAAGAATCAGTTCTTTACTGCTATTGGTATGACTTTAAACTCAACTCAACTGCAAGATACTGATATGCAACAAGAGTTACAAGAAGCTTTAACAAACAGTATGAGACTTACTTGGGATGAGTTAAAACAAAGCAGTAATACTTTACATAACTTTGAAGGTGAGGTTAATAAAGAGGCTTATTTTACAACTCTATTTAGTAAGTTAGATGCAACTAGTAAAGCTAGTAATGTTTTATACAGTAAGATTAATGCTGGCTTAGGTATTGGTATGGGTGAATCAACATATGATGTATTAACTAAAACATTAGGTGAGGCTGGTAGTGATGTGTTAGGTAAGACTTATAACACTTTACTTGGCACTTTTGTTGCTGATTCTCCTATTGTTAGTTTGTATCACATATTAGAAGGTGATAGTCCACAGATTGCTGAGAAGATGAACAGAATGACTGGACAACATGGGCCAGTTAATAATGCTAGTAACTCTGTTGTTATGCCATCAGATGAAGGCACTAGATTTATGGCTAACTTACAAGCTTCATATGATAAAGCACAACAATTGCAAGGTTGGAATAAAGCAGTTCAACAGATGCTTAGAGATAGTATAAAACTAAAGGGTGATTCTAGTTCTGTTATGGCTGAACTTATTAAGATGTCAGAAGAATATACTACTGCTGATGAGAGTAAAAGACAAAGTTTAGTTAATGATATGGCTTCTAAAATTGGTCCTGGTGCTGGTATGAAGGGTCTAATGGATTTAAATAAGATGATTCATGCTGCTGGTTCTACTGGTGAAAGGAAAGATGGAGAAGGTAGATATGGCAGCATTGGAGACTATAACATAACTGGAGATCAAAGAGATATTGGAATGGCTTTAATGGGGTCTGATGTAAATGAAGATTCTTTAATTAAGTTTAAAGTTAGTAGTAGTCTTAGAAGTATTACTACTATGTTTAACTTTGAAAAGAACTTTGGTTCATTAGAAATTGGTAAGGATGGTAAGTTAAAGATTGATGATAAAGCTAGTAGTAATAGAGCTTTGGAAAAGACTATTAGTGAAGGATTACATGGCTTTTTAGGTAAGGGTAGTGATAGTAAAGGTGTTAGTTTAACTCTTGCTGAGCTAGCAATGGGGAATAAAGCAGATGCTGTTAAAGCAGTTGAAGGTTTATATAATGCTATAGATGGTATTAATAGTAGAGGAGTTGGATTTTCTACAAGAGCCAGTGGTTATAGTGTTGGTTATGTATCAGAACAACATAGAGATAAGGCTGTAGTAGAACAAGTTAACAGGTTCTCAGCAGAGATGATTACTAACTCTAATGGTGCTTTTGGTACTATGCTTTATGAACATATGGGAATGGCTATGACTGATGATAATATGGCTAAACTTAATGAGGTTAGACAAAGTAGTGGTGGCTTATCAACTGCTTCTCTATTAGTACTTAGTCATCATGCTAGTATCACTCAAACTAAGACATTTATGGGTGATTATGGTAGTGGTTTAGATAGATTTGTTCATCTAAATAAAGCTAGTAAGGACATGCAAAGAAACATTACAAGTTCTAGTGTTAGAGAGGTTGGTACTAGCTTATTAGGTGGTGATTTGTTTAATGCTGCTTATAGGTTAATGGCTCAAGGTAAACTTAGCATGGAAGGTGCTTCTGTTATGGGCAGACTGTTTAAAGCTGTTAATGATCCTAAATTGACTAATGCTGATGCTATGGGACAAATGATGTCTAACTTTAGTGGTGATGAGGAGAATGCTAAAGAAATGGCAGAAATGTATAAGCATCTTAAACATGTTGAAATACAACATGAAGTAACCATTGATGGTAAGGTTGAAAGAAAGAATGAATTAGTTAGTGATTTGATTAATAGACAAAGTAAGAAAACATCACAAGGCTTTAAATTACAAGCTATTAGTGAAGTTGCTGCTGCTATGAATCAAGCTGGTGAAATAAGTGATGTTACTTATAATAAGATACATGCTCAGATTGTAGGTCAGCATAAAAATATAAATAAAAATGAAGCAGAGGCTAAAGCATTAGCAGATGAATTGTTAGCTGAAAATGGCTTATTGTTAGGTACTTTAAGTAAGGAGGGTAAAGATTACTTTAAACCTGAACATGTTGCTAGAGGTAATGATGGTACTACTAGACAAGAGTTAAAAGTTAAAGCTGCTGATGGTATATTTAATATAGTTGGTCCTGCTTTACTTAGTATGATTGGTGGTGCTATATATGGTACTTCTAATGATCAAGCTGGTATGGATGCAGCAGGTGTTATTGGTGGTACTTTAAGTTTAATGGGTTATAACATGCCACATGGTAAAGGTGCTGCTAATGCTGCTGGTGCTCTCTTTAGAAGTAAAGCTTATAGAAATCCTGATGAAGATTGGGCCACTAACTTAGCTAAAGCTGCATCAACTGAAGCTTCACTTAGTCTAGTTGGTACTTATGTTACTCCTAAGTTAACAGACTTGTTTAATAGAAATGTTGTTGCTCCTTTGTTTAGACATAATGTGCCAATAGCAGAGAGTGGTGTTAGTGCTATTATTGGATCATTTGTTGGTGCTTTAGCTATGAATATGCTTGATAGTAGTATTCAACAAAGTGCTGGTTTATTAAAAAGCAACTTCAACCAAGGAGATAATAATTTAAATAATAAGTTGGCTCAAATGCAAGATAACTTATCTGATGCTATAGCTGCTAGAGGTGAAGCTGAAATAGATCCAATGTCCAGTGACTTTATAGATGTGCCTGATAAGTTAGATGTACCACCAGTTGTAGTTGGTGTTTGGGCAACAGATGTTGAGTTTGAAAACTTAAGTAGTGATAGTAGAAGTGAAACTTATTTAGTTTCAGGAGATAGTGCTTATGTTTAAAATTAGATATAGAATACAAACATTACAAGATAATCATTGGGTTATTGATAAAGGTACTTTTAAAATAACTAATGATTTAGATTACTTCATAAGTATTATAGAAATGGCTCATGATAATAGACTTCATACTTTTAAATTTAAAAGAAGTCTTAGATGGAGAGTATTTGACTATGAATTAGGTAAAGTTGTATATGAGTAAACAAACAGATAATAAAGCTTTAAGACCAGAACAAATTAGAGTTGGCACTCACAGAATCATGAGCTACAAAGAAAGATTAGAATGGTTAAAGAGTTCTGAATTGGGTAGATTGTATAGATTTAAACAGGAGAATGAAACTAAGTGAAAGTATATATAATTATGTTTTATAATTATGAGATGACGGACTGTAGATTACTAAAAGTATGTTTAACTGAACAAATAGCTAACAGAAAGTTAAAAGAATACATACAAGATGACCAAAGATTTGGCGTTGAGTATGATATTAGAGAATATGATGTGGTAGAAGAATAATATGAATGTATATGTTGTAATGTCTGACAAAGAAGGTAAAGTAGATGAACATAGAATTATAGAGATATGTTTAACAGAAGATATTGCTAATGATGTAGTTCTTAATTGGAAAAAATCAGAGGTTAGATTTAGTAGAAAGAATGATTATTGGATTGAAGATTATGAGTTAAATGTTGGTAACTTAAATGTATTTAATGATCCTGATAACGGTTGTATTATAATTGGTTAGTTAAATAATAAACTAAAGGCTCAACTATAAATCTATTAGTTGAGCCTTTAGTTTAAGTGGTATATAGTTTAATCTATTCTTTACTGTTTGTTTATTACATATCTCAGATATCATTTGTATATGTTCCCCTTCTAGTGTGTAAACTGTTACTCTTACCTCAAATAATTCAATGTTTTGTGGCAAGTTTAAATAGCTCCACTGTCTATGTTTAGATAGTAAGTGAGCTTCTGAGATAACTATCAAAGGCGGTGCTTCTACTGTTGTTAGTTGATAGACTATTATATGTTCCTTTAATATTTGTATTTGTTCTGGTGTTAGATTCTTTTCCACAGTATTTTATGCTTATTGAGTATATTTCAAGGCTTATACAAGTATAAGTTATTGTAGAGGCAATTTGAGCTATTTCTTCTATTTCTTCATATGATATTGTAATTATAAGTTTATTTCCTTGCTCTTCTATGGAGATAATATTCTCATCATTTTCTTCTTGTAAAGCATCTTTAATTATATATATATCATCCTCTTCTATAGGGGTTTTAATTATTAAATATCCTAGCTTTGGTGTTGTTGTCATTTTATAAGTATCTTGTTTGTTTTAATATTTGTTCAATGTCATAGTATAAGTTTTTTAACTCTACAAAGAATGCAAAGTCAGGCCCTTCTTTTACTCTACTTTTTATTCTATCTCTTAATTCTTTTATATATATAGGTTTAGATAGAGTGTAATAATTAAGTAAAAAATATATAATTACTCTTGGATTGTTGTGATAAGGATTAAGTGTTATAAGAGCATTATATAAGTTTATAGGTATAGATACCTTTTTGTCATTTTTATATGTCTTTTTAGCATATACATTTCTATAAATAGAAGGATTAATTAAAGCTAATACTTTTCTCTTTCTTTTATACTTACCATCATATTTAGGTGGTAAGTATTCAACATTACTATCCTCTGTAAATTTATAGTTCTTGAATAATGATAATTGCTCTATTGTTTCAGTTTGTAAAGGATAATATGTTGGTTCAGGTTTATACTTTATAGTATTTTCTTCTTCTTTTTTAATTTGTTCTTTTTTTAATCTTTCCTCTTCTTCTAACTTAAATTTATTTCTAAATAATTGAAGTGGATCTGTTTCTTCTGGTTGCATAATTACTTAATTCTACTTCTTCTGTAGTTGGAAAGTTAGTGTTTAATCCTGTTATATTAGGTGGTACTTTTGGTGGATCTGTTAAAGTCTTTGGATATAATAACTTAGGGTTATCTGTTACTATTTTGTAGGGTAATTCAATTGATACTACATCTACTCCTCTAAATGAAAAATTTAATTGCACTAATGCTAAGGGTTTAATTCTAATTATGTCTACATCTTTTAATAAGGATGTATCTAAATTAGTAGGGCTTATTACTTCACAATTAGAAGGTATTGTTACTCCATATACATCTCCAACTTGTATGTTAAATGGTTGTAAATATTGTTGTATTTGTTGTGGTGTTAAAAGTGCTATTTGTTGAGGTGTTAATGATGCTGTAGGTGGTATCCAACTTACAACTAACTTTTGTATATTACTTAATTGTCTTTGATTGTTTAAGGTTGTTGTTGTATGTTCCCAAGTGTAAAAAGAAGGCTGTAATGTACCATTTATAACTTCTTGTGTAGATGAATATGTATCTACTATAAACTCTTCTGTTATTTCATAATATGAGCTACTTTTATATACTTCACTATATGATGGTAGTTGTATTAATTTTATATCTTTGGCTTTGCTATTTGGAAATGAATATACTTTAAAGCTTCTATATATTATTTGTTTATTATTGTCTAATGTTTGTACTGATACTATTGCATTTTTATTCAATTGGGGTATATAAGAAGAAATTGTTTGAGGTATGTTTGAATATACTACTGTCATTTATTTATTAATTTATTTATTAACTTATTTATTTACTTATTTATTAACTTATTTATTAACTTATTTATTAACTTATTATTAAAAAAGTTGTATTACTAACATTGTTTATAAAACCACAAGATGTTGTATCAAGTAATGTTGATATTGGTAATCCTTCAGCTAAAATTATTGTATTTTTAGTGTTTGTTATTGGTCCAACATATGTTAAATCTAATAACCTTGCAACTGGTAATCCTTCTATTATAAATGTAGATGATCCTGTGCATATAGAAGCTCCACATCCATATGAATTAGGTCCTCCACAACTACCACAAGAAGGACCTATTAAACCACAACATGTATCTAATACTCTAGCTGCAAACATCTGTTATTCCCTTATTACAACAACATTTATTGTTAGTTGGTTTTGTATTTGTATTTGTATTTTTACTTTGTTTTAAAGTGCTTTCTAACCTTTGTTTAGTTATTAATTCTTTGTATATATTGGACCATTTATCCCCATATAATAACTCTAATTCACTTATCTGTTGAGCTTGTTCTAAGGGGCTACTAATAAGTAAAATCTTTGGATTTATAGTTAAAATGATGTTTGGCAGGTCTATCAAAAAGACGTTTGAGTGCCTTTTTATACTTACCTGGGTTAAAAGTATAAACAGTTCCTTGCAGTTTTTGAGGAATTTGAGCATATATTATTACCTTTGTTGAGTTGAATATTTGTTTGGCTCTTTTTGTTATAAACTTCTTTACATATAAGTTATATAGTTTGTTGTTGCCACTATATGAGTTGGGTATGTAAAACTTTGTATATCTATTTATATCATTAAATACTTGTTCTGTCTTCTCCTTCTCATTACTTTCTAAATCTAATTCTATATCCTGTCTTAATATGTGATCTTTACTATAATCTATTAACTTATCTAGACTTTGTAAGTCTTCTGTCATCTCTGCTTCTTGTTGGGTTATCTTTGCCATTTTTATTATTAATTATGTTATTAGTTATTTTATTAGTTATTTTATTAGTTATTTTTATAATTATATAAAAACAACAAACTTATAGTAATTAGTAGGAGGTTATCTCTTTTCCTTAATTACTATAAGTTTGTTTTAATTATTATTTAATTATTATTTAATTATTATTTTAAACTTTTGTTACTTTCTTATTTGTGTGCCATATAAAGGGCAATCCTTTATATTATAGAGTCTATTATTATAAGTATACAGTAGCAGGTTCAGTTGTTAGTTGGCCCTTGTACAAGTAATAACTATTGTAAATCTTTGGCTTGTCAGATAGAGAGTTAGTATTTTTCTTAAATCTAACTAAACCTGTCTTCTTTAAATAAGCTTCAGCACCTTCATTATCATTACTAAAACCTTTTGTAATAGCACAAAGTTTAGCCACTTCTAATTGCTCATTGTTTAAATATGAGATAAGAGGCTTTTTAATTAAAGCTCTTTGATGTGAGTGTAAAACATTCTTTGTATAAAGGAATGGTAAAGGTCTATATGCATCACATATACCTCTGTCTTCATCTATGTCCCAAATAACATAAGGTGCTTCTGTTGTTGCTTCAATAAGAGAACATCTTCTATATAACTTAACTCTATTATTAGAGTATTGTTTCAAATACTTATCAACTGTTCTTCTGTTAACATTAAGCTTATTAGCTAAGGTTTGTGATGTTATAGCTGCTACTTTGTAACTGCTTTTGTTTAGAACTTTCACACCATGCTGCCCTTTAATTGCATAGCTTATATGTTCTTGAACAGAGCCATAATTACTAGTATTGCTGTCATAACATTTACCTGTTATTGCTGATTTTAAGTCGTTGATACTCGTACTATCTAGAGGGCCAACTTTAGCCTTATTAGTGGGATATCTAAGTCTTTTGTTTTCTGCTTTAACAGTAGATAAAGGAAGTAGTTCACCCTTTATCTTTCTCTTACCAATAGAATAATCTAACTTGTTTTCTACTACAGCCTGATTAAAATTCATTTGGCCCAAATAACAACGCCCCTTAATAGCTGCTTTGTTATATAACAACTTGTATGGTGCTACAACGTAGAGGGGTTTAACCTTTATGTTATATGTGTTAGTTAGTATTTTTATATCACTTACATATTTAATATATACTTGTCCTTTACTGTTTTTACTATTACCTTTTAACTCATAGTTATATATCCAATTGCTAGATAATAGTTCTTTTAATAACTTATAAATAGTACTTAAAGACAGTTTGCTCATCTTAACTAGTTTACTTATACTTACACAAACCCAACCAGCCCCCTTCTTGTCATAATGTCTTATAACATAGTAGAGAGTAGCTAAGTTGGGCTTTTGTAAATAGAGTGTTGAGTTAATCTTCACAGTTTATAAATAATGGATGGATGGTTGTATAAATTAATTGTATGTATTGTTTTAATTATAACATGTTAGTTTATATATTTTATTATACTTATTTAGCTCTTTTTATATTATTTGTAATGTGTTAATAACTTGTTATATGTATATACATAATAATTAACTAATTAACTAACTAACTAACTAACTAAATATATGGCTGATAAAAATAAATTAGATATTAATAAAGCTATTAAAAGACCTGGAGCTTTATCTGCAAAAGCTAAAAAGGCTGGACAAACTATTAATCAATATGCTAGACAACATAAAAATGATAAGGGTTTAACTGGTAGTCAAGCTAGATTCTATTTGAATGTGTTAAAGAAGTAAGTAATTAAATAAATAAGTAAGTAACTAAGTAAGTAAGTACTAAGTAAGTAAGTAAGTATATATACTTTTCTACTTAATAATAATAATAATAATAATAATAATAATAATAATAATATAAGATTTATATGAAAAATCTTTATTTTAGAGGTACATGTGGAGGATTTTTGGGCTTATAGTAGTAGTACATGCCCCCCCCTTACCCTATGTGCAGAAAATTTTCAATGTTAGTTAGAATTAACATGTGATTATTAAAAAGTTAAGCGTTTAGCCCTTTTTATTAGCTATGTAGATACAAGGTGTATCCATAGTCAAAGGAAACTCTCTTGGGCTCCTAGTCCAAGAGAGTGTGCTAACCACATCAATAGCAAGGGCTATATGATGAAGTAGTACTAATAGAAGGGCTGTAATAGGCCCTTTTATTTGATTATTAGCAAGGAGCTAAACTAAATGAAAGAATTCAAACAACATTCTGTCAATTGTGGCTGGAAACTTCATCTTCATACTCAAGAAGGTAAGAGGATTGGCCAGTTTTTGGCAACTCTTAATGTCAACTACAAAGTTGGCAAGAGTGGTCAAGAAGGCAAAGATGTCACAATTTATTGTGGCAGTAAGGCTAATGCTATTAATATCGCAAAAGTCTTACAAGGCAAATTTGCCTGCATTTTACCTCCTATTGGGGAGGTTCTTGTGGATGATATTTGCATTTACAAGAATGTTTGGGGCCGTTTTAATGCTGATCATAGAGATTGGCATCAATATGGTCAGCATGGAATTCCCATGCTTAAAGATCATATGCAAATGGTTCTTTGGGACAAATCATTGTCCTGGGAGCCTTTGCTTCAGATCTCTCATAAACTCTTGACTAAAGAGTTTGGTGAGTTTTATACAGGATAAAATTAAAAGGGTCTATTCTATGGCCCTTTTATTTATCTATGTGTATAACCTATGACCGTAGATAAATAAAGAAAAACATGTTCAATTCAACTAAGAAAACAAAGAACTTTATCTACTCCTCTAGACTCATTCTAAGGGCAGTTTCAGATAAGCTTCAATGTCATTCTAAATTCCAGGGATTTGCAAATCTGCTTCCTCAACATGAAAATGTTGAGCTTAAAGCAGCAATGTATGTCACTTGGTGTGAAGAATTGATCATCCACATTAATAGGAACTGGTCTATCAGAGATCCAGATTATCCTATTAATTGTATAAACTGTATTAATGCAGTTTTACATTGTTATGCAAAGGGTCAAGTACCTAATGCAGACAAGTGGATTGATCTTCTATCTAAATAGATAGTAAGTAATTGTGGTCTTAATTGACCCTTTTACTTAGGGAAATACTTTACACCCTGGAGAATGAAATGTCTGTACTAACACCTTCTGAACTTTTGGCCCAGTTGATCTCTAATGCTAATGCTGCTAAAGCAAAAGCAGAACAAGAGGCTGCTGACCTGAAAGCTAAGGCTGAGGCTAAAGCTGCTGAAGACAAGAAACTGTCTGATGCATTGCTTTTGGCTGATCAGTTTGAGCCTCTACACAAGGCATCAGTTGATAGACTTGTAGAGCTTGAAAAAGCTGCTACTGAAGCAAAGGTTAAAGCTGATGCTGAAGTGTTTGTAGTTGAACAAGTGAAGTCTAACTTTGCTTCTGCTCAACAGCTTCTCAATTCATTTGATGAAGCAAAAGCAGTGCAAGAAGCTAATCTTGCTACTAAAGATCAATTGGACTTCTTGTCTAATTTCTTGGTAGATCAGATGAAGTCTAGAGGTCTATAACTAATAAATAAAAGGGTCATTAATTTGGCCCTTTTATTTATCTGGATCTCTTATTCACCAGGTTAAATGAAACTCATGTCTATCTTTTCTTGGTTGTTTCCTTCTAAGACTGTAGCTCCTAGCTATCAACCCACACCTGAGCAACTTGCAGAAATGCAGGCTTCAAAGGCTAAGGCTGATAAAATGGAAGTTATGGCTAAGAAGCAGGCTGAGTATGAAGCTTACAACATGCAAATCAGGGCAGAACAAGAGAAAGCAACTGCTGCTTTCTTGGCTGTTACTGAGAGCAATAAAAAGCTTGTTGCTGCTAAGGCAACAATGCCTGATCTAGTTGCTGGTAATGCTGCAATTGATCAGATGATTATTGCAATGGAAGCTGAACAACGTAAGTTGGGTCTTCTATAACTAAATAAATAAAAGGGTCTATTCTATGACCCTTTTATTTAAGTGAGAATTTACTTTACCCTCTCACTATAAATGAAACTCATGTCTACTACATTAACACCTGCTGCTCTTCTTGACCAGCTCATTGCTAACGCTAATGCTGTTAAAGCAAAGGCTGAAGCTGATACATTGGCTGCTCAAGCAGAACAAGAAGCTAAGGAGGCAGAGGCTAAGAAATTGGCTGATGCTTTGGCTCTTGCTGATCAATTCAAAGCAGTTCATGTTGCTTCAACTGATAGACTTGTAGAACTTGAAAAGGCTGTTACTTCTGCTAAAGCTAAGGCTGATGCAGAGTCTTTTGTCATTGAGCAAGTGAAGACTAACTTTGCTTCTGCTCAGAATCTACTTAACAGCTTTGATGCTGCTAAAAAGGTTCAAGAAGACAATCTAATTGTGAAAGATCAATTGGATTTCTTATCTAATTTCCTTGTTCAGCAAATGGCTGAACGTGGTCTATAACTAAAATAAAAGGGTCTTAATTGGCCCTTTTATTTGGATTGGAGATACTCTAAACATATGGCATTCAGTTGGTGTGGAACTAACTCTATGTTTGAGTCTCTTTGCTCCCTATCCCTATATTTATACTATAACCAACAGCCTAAGTAAGAGGCCCTTTTATTTAGCACAAACTTAAATCAAAACTCAAAAGTGCTAGGTAAATACAATGTCTTATTTCAATACAATGGATGAATCTCTTGCTTCTGGCTATAACTTTACTTTGGTTTATGGGCCAGAAGACAGTCATTATATGCAACTGCTTGGTAAGGATTATATTTACATCTCTACCATTGCAACAAGTAGGATGGACATGTTTTGTTCTACTTTGCATGAAGTAGGTCATATGTTTGCCTTTAGACAAGGTAAGGATTGGTCTGACGAATCTCTAGCTTGGAAGATTGGAGCTAAGTTGAATAAACTGTTGGGCTTTCCAATTCCACAAGTTTTCTATGACAAGAAGGTTGAACAACATCTTTCTTTCTTAGAACAAGATGATGGTGAAGGCATTGATTGGTATGATGATAACTAATTAGTTAATTGGGCCTATTCTATGGCCCTTTTAATTAACAATATATAAACTGCAAGTGATAATTGGCAGGACCCATGTATAGATGTTATCTAGATAGTACTGTAATAAGATTAACCGCCTTGTTATTGCTAGATGACTGTAGGACTATGCATGAGTACAAAGAATCCCTAATACTACACCAATGAGAGTCACCTCTTATTGTAACTACTATCTTGTTATTACCTAACAAGCCCTTTTAGGCTTCTCTTTGAGAACCTTTTAGAATGTATAGAGTGACAGTCTAGTGCAATGCATCTAAAAGTCTTGATAGTCCCAACGCAAGTAGTAGAAAGGCAATAATGTGGCTTTCCTTCATCCTTAAGAAGAGAAATAGTAAAGGGGTTACTTAGCGTTTTCCTTAAATGTTATTGAATCTGTAGTTGTTGGTCCTCATACCATCAATAACAATAACCATGTGGCCTGAAAGACTGGTCATTCTCTTAGTTGATTTTAAAAGATGTTGTTTACTACATACAAATTAAATACACAATTAAATATACAACTAAATAAGATATCTGGAGAGTTACAACCAGTATAAATAAATGATCATAACTAGATAAATGTGGCTGCCTTCAGCCCTTTTATTTAGGAGTATAAACTGCATAAACTCACAATATATAAATGCAGTTAGTTATTTGTAATATGTCTAATATCCAACAAGTTGTATTGGAATTTTTACCTGAAGCTAAACTATTAGCTAGTGGTTTTCAAGGCAGTGTGTATGCTTTGAATGATGTTACAGTTGTTAAGTCTATTGAGACTTGTGGTGGTGCTGTTTGGAGTACATTTAAAGATGGTGATGTGCTAGCAGAAGTGTTGTCATTACAATGGGCCAATAGTTTTAATGACTTGGTTGTTAAGATAAAGGAGCATATTCCTGTGCAAGACATTGGTGATTTGATTATGATGGAAAGATTATTTCCATGTTTGCCAACTGCTTTTACAGTTGAGGAGATTACAGTAGCTATTGAAGTTGCTGAAGAACAATTACAGCAATTGTGGGAGTCTGGCTGGACTCATGGAGACATTAAAAGACAACCATGTGTGTTAAAGGTTGAAGGTAATAATGTTGACGGGTTATACAACAACATTATGTTGACAGAGGTAAATGGAAGATGTGTTATTAGGCTTGTTGACTTGGGCTATTCTATGCTTGAGCAGTATGATGATAATGACATCATTGATAGATGTCTTGTTAAAGATAAAGAGGATTGGAGTGACTTTAAAGAGTGGATTTTAAACTATCCTAGACAACATTAACAATGTTAACTATTGTTTTGCTCCCTGAGATTACATTAGTTAACTTATAGTATTAAGGGCCCATTATAAGGCCCTTTTATTTAGCACATTACAAACTCATTACAAGTGCTAGGTAATTACTATGTCTTATGTTACTACACGCCGCTTTGTCCTTGCTTCTAATGTAAATACTCCTGATCAAGAGTATAATGACATGATCAACATCACTTCAGCTAGTGATGTTTTTGACAGCTTGATTGATGTTAGAGATTCAGTAACTGGTGAAGAGGGTACACTTCTTTGTTCTCATATGTGTAACTTTCCACCACATTTGGCTAGACAAGCTACTTGGCTTGCTGGTTGTAAACCCACTTCTGATTGGGAGAATGATTCTAGATTGGCATTAGGTTATCACCCTGATCATTACATTCAATGGAGGATTTTCAAAGAGACCAATGAGATTGAATTGTATCTGACAGGTGGTTGGTCTAATCCTGAAACTACTACTAACAACTATGCTAATGGTGGAGATGATGACGGTGATTTGGAGTTTTTGTACACTGATCTTCCTTTTCCTAATTGTTTCTTTGGCTATGAATCACACAATGATTTCATGGAAGATGACAATAGACCTGAGCCTTTCTCTAAGTCTTTAATTAGACTTGCTAAGTCTGTGTTGTTGGATAGAGTTACTAATGAAGTGACTCAAGAGACATTAAACAACTTTGAGTGTTTAATTCACCGTTTGTTTAATAGTGGTAGGATTGATGGGTGGACTGCCACTGTATTCCCTAGCTCTATGTTGACTAGATGCTTACATAGGGATGTCTATGTTGAAAGGATTCATTGGCAATCTATTGTTCATGACTCTCCTTTTCTGACAGATGGGGTTAGTGCTTATGTTGATGGTGGCTATTATAATTTTGAATGGTGTCATATTAATGATAGCGGTACTGCTAATGGTATTATGAACCAAAGCTTTGTCAATCTTGATGAAGCGCTTGCTGATGCTTTAAGCTAACTAGTATTAAGGGCCTTATCTTGGGCCCTTTTTATTATCTATACAATACAGTGTAGATAATAATCTGACAGGATAATTAATATCATGGCTTTTCTAACTAAGTCTGCCTCTTCTTCTGATGCTTCTACTGCTGACTACCTTCAGAAGGTCAAGGATGAAGTTGCATCTGGTGCAAGGGTGTTTAAACTTGATCTCAATGCTAACCCTTCCTCTGTTCTTAAAGAACAGGCTAAAGGCAGGTGGATGAGAACAATCACTGGTCTTGGTGGTTGTGGCATGATGAAGCTCAACGCCAAAAATCAGCGTCTGTTTTGGGAGATTGACAATACAATTGGCAGTTATGATGATCAAGACAAATTCATTCCTGATACCGATTTTGCACTTAATCTGTCAGTTCTTCAGCTTGAAGAGAGTGAAGATGATAAGGCTATCAAGGCTTTGTTTCTTTCTCAAAACAAGCCTTGTCCTCCTCTTTCTGGAGCAGTTTTGAAAGAGACTAAGCTCAATGGCAGGTTTCAACGTGCTTTCTTTCAGACTACTTATGGTGCTAACTACGCCAAGCTGACCTTCAATGATGATGGTTCTTTGGACAATCTTGTTGACACTATGAAGACTGAAAAGGGTCTTCTCACTGTTTACTTTTCCATGAATAAAACTCATGTGAGAGACACTGTGGAACTTGACAAGCGCCATGAAGGTGAAGGTGGAGGTGGTTACAAGGTCTTCTTGGAGCCAGCAATCATTGCTGTTGTCTTTGAAGAAGGCAAGACTGTCTACAATCCTAAACCTAGAAATGTGGTCAGCAATGCAAGACTTGAAAGAGGCTTTGCTGCTGGTCTTGCTGCAATGGCAGAAGATGAGTTGAATGCCGATGGCAATAAAACATTGCCTGATGCTTTCTTTGAAGCTATTGAAATCAAACAAGAGATGTCTCTTGCTAAGATTGGCACTGGCAAAAAGGCTCATCTTGATGCCAAGAAGGGTTTGATTGCTGCTGTTGAAGCAGGTAATTGGGACCACGGCTATGAAGCTTCACTCAGCTACATTGCTAAGCGTGGACTCAATGCTCATTACACAATGAGTAATCATGAACTTCTTATGGGCTCTTTGAGAGTGCAACTGATTCAGAAGGTTGGTGATGCTGCTCAAGCATTATTAGCTTCTCCTTCTGTTGCTATTACTCCTTCATCTGATGAATTGGTAAACGAAGCTCTTGGAGATTCTGTTGTCTCTTCTGATGAAATGGTAGATGAAGCTCTTGCATTTGAAGAAGAATTGATTGTACAACCTGTTGCTGTTGCTAATCCTATGGATTGGCTTAATGCATCCAATAAACAAGCAGAAGCAGATGATGAATTTGCTGATGTAGATCTATAGACATTATAGTTAAAAGAGGGCCTTAATTGGCCCCCTTTTTCTTAGATGCAATACAGCATCTTAATTAATAAACTCACAACCTAATTATTATGTCTACTAAGAACAAGACCAAGAATCCTCGTATGTCTTCTACTTTGATTGAACAGGCTAATGCTTTGAGAGCAGAAAAGACTGCTCACCATGAAGCTAAGTTTAAGGCTGAAGCTGCTAAAAAGGCTGCTAAAGCTATGAAGAAGGTTACTCAACCTGCTCAAGTTTCTAAGCTTGCTTTGAATGTTTTCTTTGCTGTGGTTTCTGCTTGTAAAGATCTACTACAACCTGATACTATGTGGCCTAAATCAGTCAGAACGCCTGCTGTTTATTCTCCTGTTATTAGAACTGATAAGAAGGTCGTTCCTTCTAAGATTGATGCTGCAACTCAACTGTCAAAAGTTAATAACTTGACTTCAGTTGCTGGTGAAACTAGTGAATTGGAAGCTGCGGTTCTATACTCTATTCCCTATAAGGAAACCGATGCATGGACTATGCAAGCTAATAAGTTGGTTGATTTCTACCATACTAATAGCATTTGTCCTTTGGCTCTTCCAGCTAATAAAAAGTTGTTGTTGGTGTCTACCAAAAAGTCTGCTTCTTTGGTATATCCTTGGATTAACTTCCTACTTTCTGTTGGTGTTGAAATCTATCATGCTACAGAATCTACCACTGTTACACCTAATGGTAAAGAAGTTAAACTGGTAGGTTCTAAGTTTAAATATAGATATCTTGATGGATATCAAAAGGTTGTAGGACATAAAGGTGATTCAGAAATTTATCTTATTCCCTACAACAAAGATGAACATGAAGATGTAACTAATGTGTTATATACACATGAAGTATCTGACTTTGTTGCTGCTCATGCTGCTTCTTGGATGTCTGATTTATCTTCAGATAAAATGGCTGAACTGTTCTCTATTCTTAGTGTTAATACTACACACAAAGAAGGTGTTGCAACCGTAACTAAACCTGGCGGTGGGTTCAGTGTTGACTTCAATAAAGGTATACTACATACCTCTGAAGACTCCTATTACTCTGTTAACAATGTAGTACTTGGAGGTGCAACTGTTAAAGGTTTAGTAGGTTTATTCTACTTTGCACAAGCTATTGCTAGACCTGATATATCTACTTGGCAAGTTGCTGGTCTTGTCAATAAAACTCCTACTTTGTGGGTTGAAGATCCTAATTATGGGGTTAAAACTGAGGAGACTGATCCAGCAGTTGCAATCCCTATGAATGCTTCTAACGCTTTACAAATGTATTCTAACTTTGCAGGAACATTTAATTCATGTTTCCCTTGGCTTGTGGTAGGTAATCCTACTAAAAAGGTAGATATGCAAGCGGTTAAAGCTTGTTTAGAAGAAGAAGGTATTGTTACTGGTGACAAGTATCTTCTTAAATTCTTTGGAGGTAGAACTGCTGCTAATGCTGCTTTGATTGGTGATGGTGGTAAATGGGTTTATACTCTACATGATGCAGGCAAACCATCTAAATTGTGGAATAGACCAATGCAATCTTGCAAGTTCTTGAAAGCTGAACAATACACTTCTAATAATTATGCTATTAAAGCTAGAACTAAATCCTTGTTTGGTACTATGCTCCCTGATGGAACTATTCTTAGACAAGAAGGTGTATTAAGATCTATTGGTATATCCAATTCTGGTCTTAGTGCAGGTTCAGGTGGTGTATTTACAAGACCTGATGTTGAATGTCATTGTGGTATTGAAAAGACTCTAAAAGGTAGAATCTCTCTACATGACTTTAATACTCAAACTATTGCCAAGTTTAAAGATATGGGTGTTAAGCATGGATTTAAAAAGCATCATGCTTTTTACTATCTCATATCTAGAGTTGCTGCTAAGATTGAAGCAATTGATAAAGATAGATTGTTTGAATCTGGTGAAACTATTTTAGATGTCAAAACATTTCCAGGCACTAAGATTGTTGTTAAAAATGACTTTCCTAACATTCCTGTTAGAGTTATTTCTGCAAGTGTAAGACATGTTGAAGTGGCTGATGCAGACTATGAACCTGCCTATTTCAATGTTGAATTCAAAGTAGAAGCTTTATCATCTACTCAGCTTGTAAAGAATAGAAGGTATTTCACTAAGAATACTACTACTCCAATGGACTTTAACTTCTATGACATGGAAGGTAATGCCATTGATCTTAATGTTGAAATGTTGTTTAACAACGAGACTATCAAGGGTAGAAGTGTTCACATTGATGCTTTTGCTAATACAGTTGGTGTTGACGCTGTTTATTTCCCTAATGATGCTCTTGTTTCTATTGAAGGTGGAGAACATTATGTAGATGTTACATTAGCGGATAACATCATCTCTGATTGGGTTCAGTCTGAAGCTAAAGATGTTTTACTAGAGGTTGACATTGCTAGAGATGAATGGGATATGCTTGTAGCTGCTCATGCTACCAAATCTGACAAACAAGATAAACTATCTGGTATTGTGTCTGTCATTGAACATGATGGATATGTTACTGTTAGAGAACACATTCAAATTCTTGTTTGTAATCTCAACTTTGAGGTTGAAATTAGCACACCTGATGAATCAATATCTCTTTCTGGTATGACTCCTGAGATGCAAGCTGGTATCTCTATTCAGTCTAGAAGATTGGCAGAAGTGCTATATCTTGAGTCCAAAGAAGCTAGAAAAGCTGTTCTAGGTTTAGTTAATATGGTAACTAAGTCTAAGGAAGTTACTATTAACAACTCTGTTAATCTTAATGATTCTAAAGAGCAGAAGGAATTGATGGCTAAAATTGGTTCTTTGGATGGACTTTCTGACTCTAAAGTTCTTGATGCTTATAAGCTGTTGTATCCTAATGGTTTATATTTGAAAGCTAATAATCATGAAGGTAGTAATTCTATCTTGTATTTAGACTTTGATATCATTAGATCTACAATGGTATGGATCAGTGGCTCTGCTGATCAAATGGCTCAAGAGATTGTTGGCTTTTTAAGAGCTATTGTTAATCCTCCTAAGTCTGGATATGATAGCTACTTTTACAAGAAGACTTGTAAACTTGAGAAGTCTTTGAAGGGTTGGTTGAGACAAGCATTTGAGTCTAAGGGTGTACTAAAACGTGCTGCTAGAACTAGCAAGTGTTTAGTCAACTTGAAGGTTAGAACTGCTTATTATATCTTCTTGCAATCTGATGCTGATGGTATTCCAAAGGTAGCTATGAATCCTGATTGTATGGCTACTCATCTTCTTGCTAAGGATGCTAAAGGTAGATTCTACTCTAAGTATATAGAAGAAGTTGTACTTAACAACTTTGGTGCTGAGGGTGATACTAATGGTGATGCCTTTGAAACTGAAGATCATAAACCTAATAAATCTTGTATTTATGTTGGATGCAAGAAGACTAAAGATGGTTTAGTTGCTCTCTACTTTAATCCCTATCTTCTAAATGGTGAGTTTGTAGCTGCATTCCGTATTCCTATGTTTATGGGTCTAGGTGCTAAACTTGTCGTGACTGAGAAGGTTGGTAGAAGCCACATGTTTCTATTACCTTATCTTTGGTCTATGGCTAATGAAGGTGATACTGATGGTGATGGTGTATCAGTATTGAATCTTGGTATTAGAGGTTTAGGTGCTAAAGATGTCAATGAAATGAATGATTCTTGGGTTGGTCTTAAGGGCTACAAGATTGTTTATGGAGAAGATGTTTCTAACTGGCCTTATGCTGAGTTCTCTGAAAAGCCTAAGAAGAAATGGCTCAAGTGGGACAATGCTGCTGATAAAGCTAAGTATTGTAAGCCTTATGTTTCTACTATTTCTAAGTATTCTTATACTGATGAAGATGGTAAAGAACATATTGGTTACTTTGAGTCTGGTGAGTTGGTACAAAAGCACTACGTTGCTGCTGTTGGTATTGCCTATGGTATTGCATCTGCTTTAACCTTTAAGCTTGCTAACATCTTGTACTCTAATAAAGCAGAAGATCTAGCCAATGTTAAAGCTTTGAAATTGGCAGTTGTCATTGCTTGGAGGGCCTTATATGAAGGCTTAGGTCTTGCAGGTTATTCTGCTGCTGCAACTAAATGGTTTGCCATTCTTGGTGCTTCTAAAATGACTGGTACATTTGTTTATAAAGATGGAGAATATATGTATCCATCTGACCAACGTGTTACTAAAGAAGATAAAGTCATTGATGCTGTTAAGACTCTTCTTTATCTAGGTGAAGAAGAAGAAGATGGCAATGGATTGTCTAAATTCTGGGTTGGTAAGACTAAAGAAGATGGTTCTAACTCTTATTACAATCTAATGTATAGAGCTATGAGCTTTATTCTAGAAGCTGAACGTACTAGAACATTCTTTACTGGTATGGAGAAAGGTAGTAAGGTTACTAAACTCATTAAAACTGAGACTGAACTTCTTGAATCCTATATCTATGGTGGTTTAAGAAGAATGGGTCAAGGCGCTGATCCTGCTGGTGTAGCCATGAGAGAATCCAAACTTGAAATGATGGAGTCAAGTGAAATGGATGATGAAGATCACATTTCTCCTTTGAGCTTGTTTGCTGCTTTGGATAAATCTAAAGCAAGTGAAACTATGCACAATCCTTGGTTGAAAGAAATGTTGGATAATGGTGTTTACATTCACAATAATGTAAGCAGTTATATCTTTAAAGCTGCTCAACAGGATATGATCAATGATCAATATTCTAGCAAGTAGATAATATAAAAGGGGTTTAACAGCCCCTTTTATTAGTAATTTATTTACTAATAAATTATTTAATAATAAACCAATAAGAAAAACACTCTAAAAGCGGTTTATAAATAGTTTATATTTTAAAAGGGGAACCTAGTAGATTTATAAATTATTTATTGAGTTAGTAGGAGTGGTTAGTATTATATGATATTATTTTCCTCCCTAAGTTTTGCAGCATAGCTGTTCTGGTTGTTGTTATATAGATACCCATTACGAGAAGTAATAAATAATCTTAAAGAAATTTAAGAGATACCTATTACAAGAAGTAAGGAAAGTTTTAATTAGTACTTACAAAATCAATTCATTAATTTATTAGTTTGAGAGTTAATTATGCTAGGCCTAAATAAACAGCTAGCTTCAAATCCTTACATGGCTATGCCTAAAGAGGATATTGAGGCGCTTTTGGGTGTGACAAGTAATCCCCAAGTGATTGCTCAATGCCAAGAAGCACTTAAGTCTAAGGATCAACCAGAAGCTTACGTTACAGTGCAATTCACAAAAAATCACAAGCCTAAGCCAGTTTACAACACCAAGAAAGAACTCTTGGGTTATAGATTGACTGGCAAGTTGATCAAGGTGAAAGCGCTGAACTATGATGGTGAGATCACTTTTGGATTTGGTGCGATCAAGGACACTGCAAAACTGACTATATTCATCTTTGTGGATGAATATATTTTAAGTGACATGTCTTTTGGTCAGGGTCAACATGCCACTTTCAAAGTTGCTTTCAGTCAGCATCCTACAACTGAAACCTCTTACATCTTGCAAGCCAGCGAGATTCAAACCTTGAAAAAGCATCCTAAAACTGGAGATACAAATCCAGTTTGGGTTAAAGGTAAAAAGCAAGAGATTGCTGAAGAATGTCCAGGTGAAGGCTGGGTTGCTCATATGAGCAACATCTATTCAGAAGTCAAAGCACAACAGTTGATTGACTCTGTTGTGGTTAATGCCGCTTCAGCAAATTCAATTGTTCCTGCTGATCCTTTGGCTTGGCTGAAGCAGGGTGAAGAAAATCAAGCAGAAGTTGATGCACATAATCTTGCTCAATGGACTGCAAGTAGGGCAAAAAATGAAACTTCTGAAGGTGATAAAACCGCAGAAGAAACTTTAAAAGAAGAGTCTGAAGTAAACGTTTAGCAATTCTAGTTTATAACTCTATTAGATACCTATATCTAGTGGAGTTATAAACTCTTTTAATTAAGTATGTTACAGTATTTAATTACCTCCTGGTTCTATGGTAGCAGGACAGTTACAACCTATTTATACTTTTACTGGCTTATAGTTAGTAGTATTTATATAGGGCCCCTTATCTAACAGGGTATAAATAGCTGGTATGTAACTGTAAGAAAACAGGGAATAAACTATGTCAGTTTATAGCAAATTCCCTATCACAAAAGTAGTAAAGACATTTTATGTGTCTTTACAACTCTAAACCCCCACTCAGCAGTTCAAAGGACTGAGTAACAGTGTATATATGTATGTATGTTATGCATGTATGTATATACTATACTGTTAAGCTGGTGATGAGAGTAATTGGCCCTCAATAAAATATTTGTAATAGGAGATAAACTCACATGTCTGCTAAATTTGTAGAGATTGATGAAAATGTATACATTAACACTGACTTAATTGTTAAAGCTTGGATATCTGAAGCTGATCATCAACTGAAAGATACTGAAGAGTGGGTTCATAATATGTTTGTAAAACAGATACTACACACTTCAAAGTCAATCATTTGTTTCAAGATGATTGATGGTTCAGTTGAAACAAGTGCTGGCATTGAAGAGGCAGGATCTTCTTTGTATGCTAATGCATGGGAAGCAATTAATTCTGGTTTGAAGTTTGATTTTCCTAATTAGTAGAGGTAAGTAATGAGAAGTAGTTACACTGTTAAAAATCCTCATAGAGATCCTAATATCTCTAATGAGAGGCACATTACAACTTCAACTGAAGCTTTTGTAGTGCTTGATAATTTATCTATTGTTGATTCTTCTAAGTGGCACACACAAAAGAAGTTTAGGCATACAAAGCTTTTTGTTGGTAGTCAGCAAGAATGTAAACAATTCATTGATAATTGGCTATAACTGCTAGATAAGAATGGGTTTGGTATCCCAACCATCGTGAATGTTGGTCCAAGGTAATATTACTTATAAGCTGAAAAAAGGCCCTAGAAAGGTACAGAGTCACAAGATGACTAAGCTATAATGGAATAACTTGTGTGGGTTCAAATCCCACTCTTATCATTGTAATAAACTCTTTATATTGGAGATAAACTCACATGTCTACTTATACAATCAGAGCTATTTATCTTGGTTATAATGGATGGGCCAAGTACTGTCCATTTGAAAAAACAACAGTTGATAATATTCAACAAGTCATTGATATGATTGATGAAGCTGAAGAGCTAGATCTATATCTTGGCAGAGATCCTGTTTGGATGGTTGCTGTTTATACTGATGAGGATAAAGCACCAGTTGCAATTAAGACTCCTCTTGGTTGGCAGGTTAAATAAATATTATCTCTTGAGGCCCTTAGCTTTAATGCTTAATGTTGGCAGAATTTATAAACTGGTAGGAATCAGTGAGAGATATGTTTAGTAGTAATAACATAGATAATATTTCAACAAGCGAGATGCTGATAGTTAGTATTGTCTATGTTATTGTTGCTATTAATGCTAGTTATAAGCCTTATTAACAATATATCTAAGCTCTGTATAACACATAACTGTTGTATAACTTGGTGAGTTAATCTGTATAAATGTATAACTACTTAGGTAAAGTAGGTGGGCTTCACACCTTCAACTCTGTGAAGAGATATGTCGTTTGCAAACCTATAGCAGAGGCCAATCAATGTAGAAGGTAACTGCCTATATTTGATTGAATAGTAAATAAAGTTACTAATTTATGGAGATGACCACCATAAAGGATGAATGGGTTAGGTGCTAAAGTAATGGTGGGTGCAAACACTGTTATATACCTTTGAACTCTATAGTTGTATAAAATATATGACTATAGAGTTTAAGAAGTTAGATAAGCTTTTATTCAATTCTACAATAGAGATATAAAACTTATGCAATACATCAATTTGTCTGGCCATCCTTCTGTTAAGTTACTTCCTAATGCGCCTTGGGTAGAAGGTAAAGCAAAGAATGGTAGAGAGATCAAAGTTGCTGATCTAAGCAATGAAGAGTTGTCTGAATCAACTGTTGCTGCTTATTTGGCAGTTTATACACAGTTTGTATTGCCAGCCAATGACAACTCTGTTTATCCCAATCCAGAGGTAAAGCAATTGGATTCAACAACCTTTGATGAGGTGCTAGAAGATGGCACTATCATCACTCATACTATTGGTGGTATGACCGTTGTTGAAGGATTGCCAGAGCCACAAGAGGATGTGATTTTCATTACATCTTATCCCACAGCACAAGCTGCTAAGCGGTCTGATGTAGTAAGTCCTAATACAATTGCTGATCCTGAAACTGGATTTACTATTGGTGCTTTTGGATATTTTGCTGCTGGCTAATAGAGTCTTACACTAGTAATGTAATAACACTACTTGATTGTTGTTGTTATTACATTACTATATGTTGTATTCTAAGAGGCCCTTTTATATGCAAAAAGTATTAATTGAAGTAGCAGAAACAGAGAGTCCTCACTCTTTGTTTAATGCTATTAATGATCTCAAAGTAATGGGATCTATTGTTTATGTTGTTACTAATAATCCTATTATTAGTGCAGCATTAGTCAGTGTATTGGGTAATATGAATCAAGCCATTATTGTTAATGGTTGTGTTATTAAGTCTTTTAATGCCAACTATCAAGTTGGTAAGTATGTTGGTGAGATTCACTGGACTGCTGATTTAACAATTAATTTGTAGGAGTTATTATGTCTATTGCTTGGGAAAACTTGGAACTAGAAGATATGGCTTTTATTGCAAAGTCTACTGTCTCTGAAGAAGAGTATAAAGAGTTGGAACTAGAAGATATGGCTTTTATGGCTAGACAAGCAATAGAGTCTTACACTAGTTCTGAACAAGAAGCCCAAATCATTGCTTGGGAAAACTTGGAGATGGAGCAAGTTGCTACTATCTCAGAAGCAGTAGCAGCTAGTAATACAGTAACTGTATTCTGGCGTTACTACAATGGCATTGATGCTGATAAAGAGGAAGCTAGTGCCTCTATTCCTTATACCAATGGCTTTCATAAAGTCATTGAAGAGGACAATGAGGGTGTTGTCTATATTCAAGATGGTTGGGCCTCCTTTGCATCTGATGAAGAAGATGCATTTGATAGGTTTTTGGATGGAGATAAGGAAGTCATTGAAGATAGATGTGTATTCTTTGATTAAGGAGTAATGTAATGGTTGTTAATTATCTTGGTAAAGTCTGGGAGGTGGATAACTTCTTAGACTTTGCTCAACAAGTTAGAAAGCATTTTGGTGCTTATTCTAACTATCCTATTGGTTGGGCCAATGGTTTAAGCAGTGATGAGTATGATGCTAAGAAGGCAGTTGCTGATGCTTTGGAATTGAAAGCTTTGGCTGATTTCTGGAGATCTGTTTAGAGTTTAACATTAGTAATGTAATAGTAACTTGTTTATATAGTTGTTATTACATTACTATATGTTAGATTGTAAGTGGCCCTTTATCAAAATCCTTAGTGCATTAGGCTAGCGGTCCAAGCCACTCTCCCTATTATTGAGAGGAATCCTTAGTTCAAATCTAAGATGCACCATTTAAAGTATTTCTAGTTCTAAGTGTGTTGGAATTGATAATGAGTCTGTTCTTAGTTATGTGTTAATCTCTACCATAACCACAATAAACCATTCTATCTATTTCCTCCATTATTTCTCTTTCAAAGGCTATACCTAAAGGAGATTCAGACCACTCTTCTTCTTCTAGGTCTTGAATACCAAATTCTATAACAGAAACTATCACATCAATAATGTTTATGTTCTGCTTTTTACTTATATCAACAAGTTTTTGATAGGATTCAATAGGTATATTTACTCCTTTTACTTTATTTACTGGAGAAGTTGTTTCAATATTAATTGAATAATATATTCCACGATCTATTGCATCTATTAATACTTCACTAAATTTTAGGTGTTGTCTAATACTTAGATTGGTTAGTGATCTATGAAAGTCTGAAGGTATTTCTATTCTTTTTAATGTGGGTGCTTTCATTGTTTTATATTAATTAGTTAAATGGTTTTTCTACTAGGATTGGATTTTTTAAGCCTGATGTTAATCCTGCTTGTTTGATTGTTGGTTCTAATACTTTATGCAGTGTAATGAGTCCATCATACTCTGAACCTAATGTTACAAACTCTTCTTTTACTTTACCAAGTACACTTAGATGATGGATAAATGCACTCTCTTGACCTGCTAAAATAAAATGAGCTAAGGTAGCTTTTGCTTTCCATATGTCCTTGTTAGTGTTATTACCTAGCAACTCAGTTACATTTATTCTCATTCCAGTTGGATTTGTAATATATCTGTGACCCTTGGCACCAACTTTAAAACTATTTAATAGGATGTGGGTTGTAACTAAATAGTTGTGCCACTTATCAAGTGATTCTTTGAGGGGTTTAATAGCTTCAGCATAAGCTTTTAATGCAGAGATAACTTTATCAATGTCACCTAAAAACTCTTTGTTTAGTGTAGCTAATACTGCTGCTAAGGGACCACCTTCTTTGTCTAATTTAGCTTGTGCTTTTTTAAGGTCGGTTGGTAATGAGGAACCCATAATAGTGCCAATTAATAGTTGCTTCCAACAATCAACACTTACTCCAACAAGGGTTGCATACTCATACTTAGAATTAGGGTTTGCTTTGTATGCTTCTAGCCAGGTAGTATCAATCTCAGCAGCTTCAAATTGCTGTATAAGACCATTAACCTGACTGGCTTGTAAATCATAGTTGTGTAAGTCTTTAATGTCTTTATAAGCTATTTCTTTCATCTCTCTACAAGCATTAGTCATTGCTCCAAATACTTGACATATTCTACCACTCATTTGTACTTGATAGGCAGGAACATAACTATATAAATCATCTTCAATCTTTATTGGCTTTTGAGCAACTACTAAATTATAAGCAGTTTCAGAGCTATAATATTGACCTCTAATAGTGTTGAATTGATCCTTAGTGATGGTTGAGTTTGTGAAGTAATCTTCTTTGGCTTGAATGTATAATGCTTCTTGTTTTTTAATGTAGACTTCTAAAGACTCTAATCTAATTAGACAATAAGGTATAGAGTTTATTGCATCTTTTACTAATTGTGGTGCTTGATGAGTGTCATTAGGTAATTTAAAACTACTTACTTGTTTTGTATTAACAACTTTACCAGTGAATAAATTATACTTGGTGGCTTCTATATCTTCTGCTAATGGCAGTTTACCAGCTTCTAAGAAAAGATCTATTAGTTCTAAGTTAACTGTAAACTCTCTTGACTTATGTTCTGTGTAAGAGTAATCAGTTGCTTCTATTAGACCTCTATCAACTAATGATTTCCACTTTGCTTGAGGTATTTTTGCTTGAATTAATTCACAACCAATTGGGGCTTTTTCACCCCATTTAATTAGATTGCTAACTAACGTATGACATAAGAATGTTCTTGAATCTTTGGACAAATCTAAATCATTAATTAGATCTAATTGTGCTTTGTTAACTTTATAGAAGTCTATTAGGTATGCTTTTGACATATTAGTTAGCTTCTTGTAGTTGTTGTAGCTGCTCAATCATTTCTTGTCTTCTAGTTGCTTTAATAGCTTCTATATCTAATTTGAAGTGTTTCATTAATACTTCTCTTGCATATGTATTTGGAGCACCTGTTGCCTTAAGTACTTCTAATAACTCTCTAGGCGCTCTAAAATGGCAGTATGAATCATTTATCTCTAGCTTAACCATTGTATTTCCTGAAATCTTATTTATACTTTTTATATTACCTCACATTTAAATATATGTCAATACATTTATATATATGTGCACATAATGTATCTACATATCACTAGTTATTACTAATTAAATTGGTTGTAACAAGTATGAAATTTGTCGGGTATTTGATCACCTTGTTTTGGCCTTGTAATGTATATGGTGAAAGGGTTGTAGCCTTTGTGAATAGTCACCTATACTACTCTTCTCTCCTTGTCTTTCCTCCTTCCTCCCTTCTACCACCTGCCTCCTTCCTAACCCTTTCCTACTTTGAGAGAATTACTCCGCTAGCGCTCCAGTACCAATAAGAAATTAATTTAACTCTTAATTAGAAATTAATTAGGTTTTATTATGCCCCTTAACATTTCTAAACATAGCTAAAATAAATCTAAAATCATTAAATTGGAGAATAAAACAATGACTATTTTACAATCTTCAAATACTACACCAAATACTAGTATCTATATTGTAGTTGGTAATAAGATGTATGGTTTAGAAGTAGCTATTACAAATGAGAATATTCTTATTACTCAAGCTACTAATGAAGATGAAGCTGTACAATCTATATTAGATTATATGATTAAAAATTATTCTTTTATTAGAAATGATGGTCCTCCAGGATCACATAACAATCTACTTTATAAAAAGAATAAAGAGGAATTATATTCTAAAATTAATCAGTTAATACTGCCCTGTAACAAGGGAGAAGTTACTTTAATTTAACTAAAACACTTCTTTTAATGATGAATAAATTGTAGATTGTTGCAATGATTGTTGTTGGTATACTACTAACAACATCACCTGCTGCACTCTAATTTGCAGCTATTGTCTGAATAAGATGATACATCTAACTAACAAATTATCTAATTAATCTGGAAACTAAAATCATGTCTAAGCTAACTAAGTCTGCTTCTATTGTTTCTTCTGCTCTTGGTAATGCTGCTAATGCAACTGGCACCTTGAATGTTTATACATTTCCTACAAGTGTATTCACCATCTCACATGGTAGAACCACTGATGGTAAAAGGGCTAAGGTAATCCTTGAGTCAGCCATTCAAGATGAAAGTGTTGGCACCATTCAAATCTTTGCCCCTTATGGTCAAGATGAAGCTTTGTTGCAAGAGTTTCAAGCTGGTGCTGTCATTGATGGTAGCAAGGCTCAAGACTTGGGCTACTACTTTAAGTTGAGTAATGGTTCTAACTATCAATGGTTGCCTGAACAAACTGCTATTGCTTTGATGGAATCTACTGGTCTCAACTCATCTGTTATGGCTTTCCCTGAAGCTAATAAGAAGTTGACAAGGGAACAAGCTAGACTTGCTAAGAATATTAATCTTGGCAATACTGGTAATGTTGCAGTTACTACTAAAGGTGGTACTGATACTTGGCTTGCTACTACTGCTGCCAACGCTAAAGCAGTTGCTAAGAACTTCTTTGGTTAATAAGTTGAGATTCATTTGTGTATTATAAACATTTGAAATAAGTTGTGTCTTTAAGTTTGTATTTTAAGTTATAAACACTTATACAAACAAGAACAAATGACAAGCAATAATAGTCAAAATGATAATAATGTTATACAAATGAATCTACTATCTTGGTGCAGATGGAAGGCTCTTTATTATAAAGGTAATAAGTCTTTATCTGCATCATTACAAGAGGAAAGTGTATATCTTAAAACACTTCCAACATATATGAGGAAGTGGATAGTTGACGGAGAAGGTACCGAGATTGTCAAAATAACAGATGAGATTATCAAAGCAGCAATTGATTTGATGATAGCTGATAAAGGTAAAGAAACTACTATTAATACTATTAAACAATCAACTGAAGATTTTAGATATCTTATAGAATATTGTTATAACTTGGAACAAAAAAACTAAATAATGTTTGTTTAAAAGAAAAGGTTTTATCTACACCTTATAATAAAAGTAGATAACATGGCCCTATAGTTTAATGGTAAAACACCTGCTTTATACGCAGCATATGTGTCCCCAGATTAGGGAGCAATCTCAGTTCAACTCTGAGTGGGGCTATTTCAAATAAAACTATATTGGTATAACAATGAAATTATATTGTATTAACTATAGAACAAAATTAGGCCTTGAGATTCCTATTATTGCAACTGTAATTGCAGAATCTAATGAAAGTTGTTTAAATGTCTTAAGTAGACATTTAATTAATCTATCAACTTCTACTTTTTGTGATGATTCATTTCTTATGGATTACGCTATAGATACATTTGTTAAAGCTATTAATTTAGCTAAAGTATTTGAACTTAAAGATAATGAGGAAGCTCAAGTTATTTATTATAACGGACCTTAAAACAATGAGTAATCTAATTAGCGATGTAGAGTTTAAATATAGTTGTATTCCTTTTAATGCCCATCCTTTACAGGTTAAAGTTGATAATAGATTGTTGTCACTAGCTGGTGATAATAATTTACAAGCAGTTGGTGCTGATTATACAAGAACCTACTTGTTATTAATTGATAATGTTGGTGAGCCAAATGAAAGGACTGTACTTGATGAATATGCTATTACACCTGAGTTATTAGCTGATGCTATGCATTGGGTTGTAACTGGTGATGAGGCCCTCTTAGCAAGTAATTATGCATTTATTTAAAACACCTCTTCTAACTGTATAGTAGTAAATACTATATAGTTAAAAGGGATGTAATGCCCTGATGTTAGGGTTATCTCTTATATATGTTACACATTATAATAAGTTAAGAGTTTGTGAGAGTTCACTTAACTTGTTATATGTGTAATATATATTTATTTTGATGCTATAGCCCAACGGTAGGAGGCAACAGACTTAAAATCTGTACAGTGTGGGTCCGAATCCCACTAGCATTATTGACTCTCTTTTATATTCTATTAAAACTATTAGTGGCGGCTAATATATAAGTTTTAATAAAGGTATAATTGTTGAGTCTTGTTGGTTGTGACTTGAGAACATTTGTAAGCCGCCAATTACCTTTTTTAGTTTATTTTATTTATATTGTAAAGAGAGAGAGAAACATATGTCTTCTATTCTTAAAGTTAATGGTGTTGTTGTTGATAATGACTATCTGGAACAACAAGCAAGGATTGTTCTAGCTCATATTGATAGTGAACTTAACTCTTATAAGGAGTTTAAGATGGAGATTCAACAGGACTTACAAGACTCTAAAGAGAGAGTTGACAATAAGTTTAAAAAGGCTTATAGTTAATACTTAATTAGAGAGCTATGCTATATAAATAGCTTTATACAATGTGTATATTTACCCTATAATCTTAAATAGATTACCTTATTTCCCTCAATAGTTTAACTGGATAAAATCTTCCTCTTCTAAAGGAAAGACTTCTTGGATCATACCCAAGTTGAGGGGTTAATATAAATATCACAAATGTAACAATATTAAATAAGTTGTCATTTGTGTTAAATGTCTGCTATAGTATATATAGAGTTAATTAAGTAAATGTTTCCCCCTGAAGAGGTAGTGAGATTATTTAATTAACTCTATGTGTTAAAGAGGTATAGCGGATTTGTCCATTGATTGAAGTAGATGATATAACTTAGGTTGTAAATAAGCTGCAACAGTGTAATTGGTAGTTGGCACTCCACAGGAGGATAGGCATTTTAGTGTAAGACCTTGAACCTAAATAGGGATTATAAATGAGTTTTTACCCTATGCCTGACTAGAGTGAGCTCTAGCATTAACGCCCCTTTTGACTCAATATTAAAAATAATAATTAGACTTAAAACACCTAGTTATTATTTTTATGTTGGGAAGAGTCTAGTTGGTAACTAGAACACACTAGGTTTTGTAAGGAAGCCTAGCTTTGCTGTTTTTATTTATTATTATTTACTCTAATCAAAAGGGAATTATTATGTTAATTGAATTAAAAGATTTAAAAGAATTAATTGGTGTGCCTCATCAAACTGTTGATGGCTACCTTGTATGTTATAAGAAGAATAAAGAGGCCTTGTTTAGCTTTTTAAATACTAATGGCTTCTTTGATTTTCATTGTACTAATTCTGGTTGGGTTGTTGGGGTCCATCAAGTTGTAGCCTTTTGTAGTTATGGATATAAAGCCCTTGCTAATGGTTTTACTGCTAAGTATGGTGAGATTGAAGTACATCATATTAATAATAACCCAATGTCAAATGAACCAGATAATCTAGTCTATCTTAGTTGTGCTGATCATCAAGTTGTTAGCATGGCTTCTAAGACTCCATTCTATGAAAAGCCTTCTAATAAAAGAATTGCTACTCCTTTTAATAAGAGAGGTAAAAAAGTCTTTGGTCATAATAGGTTTTTAGCTAACATCATTAGTCTTACTATTAGTTTCATTGCTAAGCTGAATGATAAGAAAACTTGGACCATCTTTCTAGAAGCTATTAGCTTTGTTACTGACTTTAATATTGTTAAAATGGCTAAACAAGAGTTAAAGAAAGTATTTAATAAATATTGGAATTGGTCTTATGATCTGTCTATGAATCTAAATAACTTTTAATTAATAAAGATATAAACTTATGTATTATGTAATGGATTGGTGTGATGATTTATTATCACAAGAAGTTATTATAGCTGGGCCTTTTGATAGAAGTATAGCTATACAATTATTATGTGTTGTTGGTAGTTGGATTAGTAAGATGTGATGACTTTATATAACTATATGTAACACTTATATTAACTCTAATGTAACTATTGAATTAATAAGGTTTAAACCTTTAATTATTAATAGTTACATTAGAGTTAATACAAGTGTTACATATAGTTATATAACCCTTTATAGGTGGTATGCTTTAAAGTAGCAATCCTTAATTAGTGTGTAATAACAAGCCTATAACAACTGTATATAACTAGTAAGAAGTATTTGGCTCTTTTTATTAAGTGCTAATGTAATGTATTACTAGTTATATACAATAACTAACATATATGTTATATATAATAAATATTGTTATAACATATAAGGCCCTATAGCTCAATGGCAGAGCCGCCTCCTTATAAGGGGTTTATTCTGGGTCAGTACCAGATAGGGCTATAAAAGATGTAGAACATAATAGAGTTTATTAATATAATGAGTAATAAGAAACAAGTATCACCTCTTATCCCCTTTTTATGTATTACTTCTATTATACTTGCCCCTTTACTTAATCAACCTAGTAAATCTATATTAACTAGAGAAAGTAAAGGTGTTATAAGAGATACTTCAACTACTATTAAAGTGGTTGATATGGGTAGAAGTAATAGTGGTTTTGATTATTGTAAGTTTATTATAGAACAACCAATACAAGGTCAATATGTTGGCCCTTGTTATACTAGTGATGATAAGAGATTAAAGGTTGGTTGGTCTTATAATAGTGATAAGTTTAAACTTGATAATAGTAATATTACTATTTATACTGCAACTGAAATTAGTAGTAATACTATGTTGCAAGTAGTTGATATTAAAGTTAGAGCTGGAACTAGATTGGCAATACTAAGTAATGGTGATGTTGTTGGTGGTAATAATGTTTCTGTTGGTGATTGGGTTGCTGTTAGATAAATAAATAATTAATAATAGGTATAAAACTATTACATGTTTAGTAATAATCCATTTCTATCCTACTCATTTATAATGAGTCAAATAATACTTGGTTTTGTTATAAATAAGTATTGTTATAAAGAATTAAATAAGTTAAGTAGTATGACAACTTTAGTATTATTACCATTGGCACCAATCTTATCATTAGTGTTATATAGTCTTAATAGAGTAAAGAATAAAGACTATTATATATGTTTTATATTCATACCAGCATTACTACCAATAATGTTTATAATGAAGATGATTGGTGCTCCAGTTATAGTCTTTAGTTTAGTCATAACTATCACTGTATATGCATTTAATTACAAACAAGATGGGCCAATTAGTGTTGTTATAGGAATAATAATATGTTACTTATGTAAAGATATGGAAAATCCAATATCATTTATAATAAGTGGTAATATTCTATGTTCCTATGTTAGTAGTAGAGTGTTAAAACTAACTACTAATAAGTTTAAAGTTAGTAAAGAAAGTTATGATAATAAAGGTATATTAACTACTGTAGTTGGTGGTTTTTTAGAGGCAGCATTTATAAGTCCACCATCAGATGTTATTAGTAATAATAAAGATATGATGGATGGTTTAGCTGATATCTTATGTATTATAAACTTACTCTTTAATGATAGTGTTAGAGGTACTACTACTGTGATTGTTACTAATTGGATGTCTGCAATTATATTTATAGCCATAATTACAATCACATATTTCTATAATGAGGACTTAAAGTATATAGATGAAGGTGATAAAGTATGGCCTCCTGTATATACTAATAACATCAAAGATGTAACTAATTTAGAATTGGGCCTTGTAGTTGGTACTTTAATAGCTTCTTATAGCTTAATTGATTATATGCTTATAACTAAACTTGTAATTATAATTGGACTGTTTATGTTTGTTAGAGTTAAAGTTGTTACTAGTCTCTTCTTTAGTACTAACTTACTATTTTAAATAAAATAAAATAAAATAAAATAAAATAATAGTTTATTGTTAAACTATTATTTTTTAACTTAGACAGGATAAATAATACCTTATAACTTAACTTTAAATTTTTAACTTAGACAGGACAGGACAGGACATAACTTAACTTATAACTTATAACTTATAACTTATAACTTATAACTTAACTTATAACTTATAACTTAACTTAACTTTAAATTTTTAATTTAAACAGGACAGGACAGTATTAAAAACATCAACACATTACCCTTTATTTTGGCCCTAGACAGGCTTTATATATAAGTATATAAACACACTTATAACTTAACTTATCTCCCCTATATATTGTTATAACACAGTAATACTTGGAGGTTAGTACTCTTTCCTCTTTTTTGGGGGTATATGTCTTTTATTTAAATATATACTGCAAAATCAGCTATATAATTCTATATAACTGCTTTATAAACATTGTAAAACTAGTCTATATATTCTATAAACTCTTTAATGTTGTATTTAATTGTTGTTATAAGTTCTTATTAATATTATTATTAACTATATATACTATTAATAATAATAATAATCTATCTGTCATACTCCATTTCAATCTTTATTTAGGAGTAATGTTAAGGTCTTTATTTATTACTATTTATAAATAATATAATTACTTTTAATAATTTAATTTAATTTAATTTAATTTAATTTAATTTAATTTAATTTAATTTAA